ACGGTTTCGATATGTATCCCATCCAATTACACTATTAAGAGATTCTTCCGGCAGTCTCTCACTTACTGGAATCCATCCGCTTTCCTGCTTCAAAATCCTGTTGATTTCTTCCTCTGAAATCACTTTCGTCAGCGGCGAATATCCGCAGGCTTCTGTTGCTGCCTCAGATATCCGGTTCTTAATCCTGCTTATTGACATTATGATCCTCACTTTCTGCCAGTTTGGCATATTTCCACGGAATAGTCTCTTCATCATCCTCGCTCCAAGATGTTGCCCCACCACGCCATGCAAACACCGTTCCGTTTTTGATTTTTGCAAAATGTCTTCTAGTCCATTCGCGGTTTTCATGATCTCTTACCAAAATCGGCGTATCGACCGGAACTTTAGTCCAATCAACAGGTGGCTCAACATATTCTGAATTAAGCCATTCGCGGAAATTATACGTACTACCTTTGCATGAATCTGATTCGTGAAAATCACAATCTTTACATTCAGTTTCTTCGCAAAGTACAGGCTCTCCATTTTTAATGCAAAACATTCCTTTATTTACCGCAAGTTCTATAATCTCATTTCCATATTTCTCTCTGTTCAGCATATCTAAACCTCACTTTCTTTCTGCAACCAATCAAGAGTACATTCCTTACAATCATGATATTGATTGCAATCAGTGTCCTCGCCTGTAACACTGTCCGGACACACAACCACACTTACCAATTCCTCATTCGTCATGCTTCGAATTCGATCAGCATTGGTATGTGGATTTTCCACTTCAAAGCCCTGTATTGTTGAAATTTCAGTAAATGTACCGATAAGTTCCGCGTAATACTTAAGCATATTGTCGCGGTCAAAATTGTGCTTATCAGAAAATAAACAAATTTCCTTTATCGTTTTGTTTACGATAACTGCCATATCTTCGGATTCCGCTTCGGTCAAACAGTCCACATATTTCTCATTTTCAGCCATTCTCTACACCTCCAAATCACACACAAATTTGATTTCATCAGCCAATGTCTCGGCAATCATCGGTACAGTCAACTGAAACTGCTTGTAATTAGCCAGTGTATCAATGTAGTCGATGAATTTTTCCGTGAAATATTGCAACTGTTTCGCTGTTATCTTAAATTCATTTTTCAGAATAGTAAGTGTCAGTGCAAAATAGTTAAACAAAGATGCACTGGAAAGTCTGTAGGCTTCACGCTCGATACAGAAACCTTTCTTTGCATACAGGTTCATTAACTGTCTCTGTGGAATTTTTCCGACTTCTTCTTTGATGTCGATTCCGTATTTACTTTTCAGGTAAACAGACAAGTCCTTTCCGGTATTTCCACCGGATGCTGCTTCATCTAAGTAGGATTTCAAAAAATCCTGCAACCGGATGATTCTTGTCTGTCCGAATCCGAATTTGTCATGCAGAATTATGTACCCAATCACGACAAAATCTTTGTATGATTTTGATATAACCTTATCAGCATTTCTCTTTTCAAAATCATTTTGCCCGATAATCCGCATTTCCTGTTTTGTGTAAAATGTCGGCTTTTTCTTCCGTCTCAACGCATTGCTCATTTCTTTGATTTCTCCTTTCTGTATGTGATTTCCAACCATGCAAAATGACTCAATACAAGCTGTCTTGCACGTTCTTCAATCTCCATGCCCTTGTATTTGTTTATCAATGATTCTCCGGATTTTACAACTTCATCCCACCAAGAATCAGCGTTGTCCGGTGAATAGTATTTCTGAATGAATTGCCAATAATCCATAAATACTTGCCATTCTTCTGAACCCTTTTCGATTTTTGCACTTGCCATAGCTGCTACCTCTAAAACGGACAATCGCCATTGTATGGTTTGAATCCGTCCCCACGTTCTTTCTTTTTGATTTCCGCAACAACATCATCAAGTGGTTTTTCGATTTCAACAAACTTCATGTGATCTCCATCAAACTCCATTGCTTCACGCATTGTCATTCCCTGTCTGTTCTTCTCGATTTTTACACCCTTGGCTCCCTTGTCATTGTCTGACAGATTCCACAGCATAATTATGTTTGACGCGTCCTGTTCGATTGCTCCAGATTCCCTCAACTCTGCCATGGTAGGCTCTTTTGTATCTCTGCTTTCGGAAGCACGAGTTATCTGCGAAAGTGCTATTACGTGCGTATTCAAATCTCTTGCAACCGATTTTAAACCTCTTGAAATTGATGCTACTTCTTCATTTCTTCCGGAATATCTGTTATCCGGCATAAGCAATTGCAGATAGTCAACAACGATAACGTCAAAATTTTGGTGTCTGCATTCTGACTTTATTTCTCTCGGAGATACGGTCCCGGATGCAATCCATAATTGATAATCACTCATTTCTTCATTTGCTTGGTTGAATTTTTCCTGTTCATCACCAAGAAATGCTTTTGCCCTTCTGACTCTTGTTAAACCGATTTCCGCAAGTCTTGAAATAAATCGCTCATATACCTGTTTATCACTCATCTCCAAGTTGAAATATGCGACTTTAAGTCCCTTTTTTGCCATATTCCCGATAATCTGCGTTGTGAGTGCGGATTTTCCGACTGCCGGTCTTGCAGCAATTACTGTTACATCACCTCGTTCAAGGTCTCCAAGCGCATCGTCAAGTTGCGATAACCCGATTTTTATACCGCCCTCTCCAACACTTTCGTTGAAATATTTGTCTTTATTCTCAACTGAAATCTGCTTGATTGGTTTTAACTTTACTTCCTTTCCCTCTTGCAAATGTTCAAGTCTTGTAAGAAGATCGCTGATTGTATCATCAATGTCGCATGGTTTTAAACTAGATTTCTGATACATATCACGAACCGTTCTTACTTTGTATTCTTTCGCAACCGCATCGGCATAGCTTTTAACCATGGTTGAAGTGATTGTTCCGGTAATACAAGATTTCATCAATTCGCTAATCTGTTCCTGCGTGTATTTGTGGTTCTCAAGTGCCATTGATAAAGACATTGGGTCGATACTTTCATTCCGGTCATACATGGCAAGCATTTCCTTGTATGTGTCCTGCGCAAAATCCGAACTAAACATTTCCGGTTTCAGTGTTCGCCAGATGCTATTTAGAACATCATTGTCAATCAGTACGCACCCGATCACTCCGAACTCTGCTTCTGTCAACTGCAATCACCTCGTTTCTCTGCGATCTGCAACCAATAATCACAATCATTTTTCAGCCAATCGACATATTTTGGAATGTACCGAAAATCCGTATCGTCTGGATTCTTTTCTTGATAGTCACTCAAATATGCTTCTGTGGCTTTGTATAACAGCCGTGCAATGTCCGGTTGGTTATCTTCGATAACTTCTAACACTTTATCCATCCAAGCCGTTTTAGAGGTACTGTACGCTGTTTTCTTGGGGTATATATCAAAAGTCTTTTTCCAAGCATCGTCAAAATCAAACAAATCTCCGGAATCGGGCGACAACGAATTTTCTTTTATATTTTCTTTCTCTTTATCTTCTTCTTTTTCTTCTTCTTTATCTGAAACAGCGACGTCAGACGATTTATCGAGCGATTTTTGCTCAATTAGGTTCTTCTGCTTCTTTCTACGGTTCTGCTGATATAGCCTGTCACGTTCTTTTTTCTTCTCATAAGCGTCAAGTGTTTGATGCTTATTCCAATTAGGAATCGTTATCACGTTGTCAACAACTTCAATCATTCCAAATTCTTCAAAGGTTTTAAGTGCAAGTCTTACCGTGTTCAAATCTCTGCGAAAAATGGTGGCAAGCATTTCATCCGTGAACGGCAACTTGTTGCTCATCATAAACACACCGTTGTTATTCTGTTTCCCTGCAAGAATGAGAAGTTTGAACCAAATCGTAATGATGCTATCCGCACTCGGCATACTCTCAATCAGCAGAATCTTTTCATCATCAAAAACATCTGTCGTGATTTTAATCCACTTGACTTCTGCCATTTAATCACTCTCCTCATATGTATTTTCAGAAATCAAAGCCATAAACTTCTCATACTGTTTTTCAGAAACTTTGTTTCCCTGTTTCTCCGGCTTCAAGCGGATTTCAAGGTGCTTTTCAGCGATATGCGATAATTCCTTGGCAAGACTCTTTTTGCCTTGTTTAATGCCGTCATAATAGCCTTTTGCCGGACGGTAATCATCAATCTTAGCTTTACCCTCCCCCTGTGAACCGCTTGTCTTATTCCGAAGCTGATAGCCCCTGCCCGCGTAATGCTTAATAAAATACTGCTCACGCTCATCAAGTTTATCTATCGGACAGTGTACTGATGTTGCATTCCATCCATATGGATTATCCTCTGAATAAAGTCCATGAGACTTCAAGCTAAGATCTATGTGCTGATACCCTGAAAGGTGTTGCGACAATCTGGTTAAAATACGCTTAGCCTGTCCCACATATGCATATCTAAACCCATTTTCGTCCTGTCTCGTCAAAATATAAATTCCACTTGATTCATCAAGTCTCGGATTCAATGCAAGCCATTTCTGCTTGTTTTTAGCTTCGATGGCTTTTGCCTGTCTAAATTTCTTATAATCCATCCAATCACTTCCTCTCCAATGGCTTCATGCTCATTTGAGCCACAAACTTTCCGTAACTCATTCCGGAAGCGCGTGCCATATGATTCACAGCCTTGATTGCATCATCCTTTTTCTTTGGCTTTCTCAATCGTTCTTTAATGTCAATGCCGATGCAGTCTTGGCAATCAACTTTGCGTTCATCTATCGTCATAAACAGTCTGCCACATTTCGGGCATATTCTTGTATACACAATTCTTCCAGCCTTTTTAAAATTCTTAAACTGTGCGTATCTTTTTGCACATTTGGGTCTGCAGTATTTTTGATCTGGTCGCTTCGGCTCAAATTCAGCCATACAGTATTCACATAATTTCAATTTTTACCTCCAATCTTTTGTAAGGGCGGTACGGTAAACGCACCGCCAAAACATGGCTTTCAATAAGCTTGTGATAACTATTATTCGCCAAACAAGATAGTTTCTTTTAGGCTTTCACCAAGGTGTTTCAACCAATCAGAACGGACAAAGGTTCATATCAACCTCTAACCCTTTTTCTGCAACATAAACATTTGCTCCATATTCAATTGTTTCTTTCGTTCGTTGTAGGAATAACGCGGGATTTCCGCTTGTGTCCGATAAGTGTATTAAAACGACATTTCGTAAAGCTGGGTTGTCGTTCGTCTGAATAAATTTAAGTGCCGTATCAAGGCTCATATGACCTCGCAAACGGTGTTCGTAATTTGGCTCATTCCGGTCTACCAAGTCCATGCTGTAATTGGCTTCAACCATAATCTGCTCAACTTTCGTACCGGAAAAATCATACTTGCAATATTCCAAGTCGGTCAAGAATAACAGCTTGCCCATTTCCTCATACTCGATTAAATAGCCGTAGCACTCGATTTCCGTGTCATGCGGTACATTGAATGGTGTAACCGTAAAACTGCCGATTTGCCGTACTCTGCGTGGTGGAATGGCTATTGTACGTTCTCCAGTTATGACTTCAAGTGCGGTCTGCGTTTCAAATGCCGTGTAAACCGGAATACCAGATCTCATAAAATCCTTTATGTAGCGTGCATGGTCTCCGTGTTCGTGGCTCACAATACATCCGGCAACATCAGATATACGCCAATCAATCATCTTCTTAAAGTCCATGAATTTACATCCGGCTTCGATTGCAAGGATTTCTCCATTGTCGGCAATTAAGGCGTATGAGTTACCGGAACTGCTTGAACCCAAAACTCTAAGTTTCAATCTTTTGTCACCTCGCTTTCTCCATATCTCAAATAGCCGCTCCAGCCATTTGCTCCGCCGCAATTTTGCATACACCATTCATTAGAATCATTGATGTGTTCACATCGTCCACAATTCGGTACTTCATCGTCTGCGGTGTATCTTGTTAAATTATCCATACCCTACTCCAATTCTTCCTCTGCCGGAAATTGAAAGATAGCATTGCTAATGCATTCTATTTTTGACGGCTGATTTTCTGTTCGCACCATAATACCGCATTTCTTTAATCTTTCAAATTCCCTTGCCACATCTTCTGAAACATCAACATTCCGCATTACGATAGGCGTACCGATATATGCATCTCTAAGCATTTCCATGGCTTTCTTTGCTTTTTCTTCGGTGGAATATTTGGCAAACGTCTGATATTCCCCTGTTTCTCCGATTGGTTGCAAAAGTACAGACCCAGCATCTTCACACCATACAATACTCATTTCGTATGGGAAATCCATTGTTCCGTCCTGTGATATAACTCTCATAGCAACCTCCTAATCTTTCATAAAGTCCGGTACGTTCTCATCATTCTCAACGACTTTCTCCGGCTCAACTGCTGCACCGTCGGTCGCTTCGGATTCTGCTACGACAAATGGTTCTGAATTGGCGTTTTCTGCAATTTCTTCCTGTGTCTGCACATAGGTTTCATCAAGCTGATTGAAGGACTGCTTTGCCATGCTATTGAAGTCCTTGCGATACTTCTTGATTGCATTGTTACGCATTTTACGAACAATCATTGATTCCGGTGTGTCGAGCCATGCCGCGCTGATATAAGGCTTTGCAACTTCACATTCCAACATTTCATCAACGGTTGCGCATTTTCTCAAAGCATCGAAAATCTCCTCTTTCTTAGCCTTGATTTTGCTCAACTGCTCGGCTGATGCCTTGTAACGATTCTGACAAATTCCGAAAGTCTCATTCATCAGATTGTTGCGCACATGAGCAAACAGATTAACCTTTACACCGTCTCTCTCTGCGATCAGATACTGAAATGTGCCGTCCTTTAATTTCAGAGGATAAACAACACGGACAACCTTCTGTGATCGTCCCATTTCTTCCCATTCCGGCGGTGTCATTTCGATACCCTTATGCTTTGGATATGAAAACTCGTCACCGTCTTTAACAAGCCAACAAGGATATACGGTATCTACATTTTCTCCATAGTTACGAAGTAATGCATCGTTGCCGTCTCCCTCAATTCCCATTTCTACAACCTGCACATAGTTGTCTCCGGACTTCTTTGTTCTAAGCTGGAAATAGCACTCTCTCGGCACTGCATTAGCATTGAGTTTAAGGCTTGCGCACTGACCGACAACCTCTCGCAGATTCGATGTATCAAGTCCGTTTAAATCCTTGATTTTATCGCTATCCTTAACAAGCTGATAAATGCTTGTCATAGCTGACATGGCGCACTGCTTTGAATAATCATCATACGGCACACCGCATAACTCAAAATCCTTTGTAACAAGGTTCGTGATTGAATTAGTCCACTGGCTGACCGCAGTGTTGACTTTCTGTAACTCTAAACTGTTTTTCTCTGCCATAATTACTTACCTGCCCTTTCTGATTTAATGTACTTAATACAATCCACCGTTTCTCCGTCTTTGATTTCCTTATGCCGTCTGTTCAGAATGATGAGCCACTCAAAATTATTGTTGCTAAATCCCCTGTTGAATTTGATTCCGCTCACTCCCATCACAAACTCCGAATTATCGTATTTCACAATCGAATGTTCCCCTCTGAATGAAACCTGTCCGTTGTCCTCAATGGCATATAAATTTACTGTATCTCCAACGCTCAAATTTTCCCCTGTAATGTCACAAATGTTCGTTTCTTCTCCGATACGTCCGTAGTCGACAGTTCTATCCGACGGTACTAAATGTGGCTCAAAGTCCACTTCCTTTTCTTCCGGTTCATCACCGGACTTCTTTGTATTGTCCGCATCCTGTAAAATGCGGTTGTAATCTTCTTTCCCAAGCTCGTGCTTTAAAACCTCTAACAGTGACACGAACTCTGCCATTACAACCGGTTTAAAACCGGTTACCTCTACTGTTCCAAAATCTGATTTAATCATAATTTATTCCTCACTTTCTCCGGCATCTACCGGCTCTTCATACTTCTTCACAATTGCCACCTTATCAGCACCGTAGGTTTCCACCCACTTCATATCCACCGATTCATCCGTAACCGTCAGCTTTGCACCTTTGGCATTTACAACCGTGTCACCAGCTTTCACAGAATCCTCGGTGCGATACACGTAGCTTCTCGTACTGTTTGGGAATTTTGCTTTGATATACTGCATAATTACCTCTCCTTTTTCACATATCCATTTGACAAATTTTCAAGAATACGCAAAAGTCTTTCGTTTGTTTCTGTGGCTTTTCTAAGTTCTCCTTCAAGGCAATATTCATTACGCTCAAGGTCATTTACCTTTGTTCGCAAATCTGAGTTTTCAGCCTTCAATTTTTCAATATCATCCATTTATCTGTAACCTCTCTTTCCTTTATTCCTCGCGTCTTTCTCGCAATACGGAAGAGAACAATGTCCGTCTCTTCCCCAGAACCCCTTACTTGCACTCTTCCAGCGCTTGCACGACATGCACCGCGCATCCGGCTGCGTGATGTTGTTGCTTATTCCTGCTCTTGACATCCTACACACCCTCTACTTTCAACTGTTTGTCCTCGGAAACGCTCAAAAGAATTAACTGCGCATCAACAGCCGGCACATATTCGTCATTGATACTTTCTGCACCATCAAGGAAAATCGGAACATACATATTAAAGAACTTCTGAAAACTGTTGCAAATATCAATCTTTGCTTCAATTTCCCTGCCGGTGTTTGTCGTATCTCCGAATACCTTATAAATGCCGGTTTCTTCATCAAGCACCGTAGGAATACAAACTTCCTTATATTCTCCGTTCTTCTGGAAATCGAACAACTTCCAACGCACAATACCGAAATGCTCATTGATTTCCTCAACAAGCAACTCATTCTTTCGCTTTGAAACCTCTTTGAGCTGATAAAGAATCTTCTCGGCATCTGCCTTTGCTTGTTCATACTCACGCTGTTTCTGTTGCATATCTGCAACCTGTTCATCAATGCGAACATTGTTTTCAGCCTGCGCGATAACCTTATTTACTTCATCGAGCTGGCTCTTTAATTTTGCTATATCAGCTTTTGCGTCCTCAACCACCTTATCTGCGCCCTTGGATTCTAACTCTGCAATATCAGAAAGCAATTTATCCTGTTTAGCCTTTAACTTGGCATATTCCGCATTCTGCATATAATCAGCGCAAGCCGGAATCTTAGAAATCTGTTCATCAAATCCCTTGATAATGTCAATTTCTTCCGCTTCGTGCAGTTTCAAGGCGTTAATCATGTTTTCTAATTTCTTGTTATCCTTGGTCAACTTCTTAATCATTTCAGCACACGCATTTCCATCATCAACAATCATGGCAAGTGTTTTCGCGTGTTCTTCATTAAATATTTCGATTGCATCTGCCTTTCTCTGCGAAAAATCGGCTCTTAAAGACTCTATTTTATCTTCTGGCAACTTCTGACCGCACAGTGAACAAACAGTGCTATTTTCATCAAATACCCACTTGGAATCATCAAACTTCTTTTCCTTTTCCTCTTTGTACTTTTTTACAAGGTCGGCTTTCTTAATAGTCTGTTCGGAAATTGTTTTCTTATTTCTTTCAATGGAATCCTGCGCTTTTCTGATAGATGAACGAACATCCTCTAACTTCCGTTCGTGGTTATATTTTTGATTTTCAATCTCACGTTTCTTGCTTGAAAGTTCGTCATTCATGGTCTGCGCGATAGCTGACATTTCAAACTGACAATGCATTTCTTCGCTGCGCATTTCATCAATCCGAACATCAGATTTCGCCATTAAATCTTCAAGTGCTTCAATCTTTCTCTCTAAGTCGGCTTTCAATAACTCCTGCTCCGCCACATCTACATCAACCTTTGCTTTCTCCAGCCCGATGATCTGATTTGGAATAGCGTCTAACTGCTCAACCGCCTTTTTCTTGGAAGCGTTATTCATGGCTTCAATTTCCTCGAATTTATAAGATTCAAGTAGTTTTGCAACATCGGCTGTATCTTTGCACATTTGCGCAATCTCTAAATCTGTTTTTGCACTTGCCATAGCGAATAAGGATTTTCTCATTTCATCCTGTTTTTTCTTCAATGACAAATCCTTAGTGAACACATTTGGGTGCGAACAAATGAGGAATTTATCAAACTCAAACCCTAATTCTTCCAGATATGCCTTAAAATCACGTTCTGTCTTAGGCACAGAATTGATCTCATATGTATTTGTGATAGTAACTTTCGAAACTCCATTTTTATCCGGCTTTCCAACTTTTCGCTTCTGCATCTTGGAAAGAGTAATCTCTTTTCCGTCCACATCAACATCTGCAGTAACGGTTGGAATGCAATCTTCTATATTGTCCGGTCTGATATTTGGATTGCTGACAAGTTCATAGTTCTTATCAGACGTCAGCCAGTACCATGCCGCCCCGATTGTGGTCTTTCCTCTCCGGTTCATGCCGGAAACCCTTGTTGTCTTGCCAAATTCGTATGTCTTATCCTTTACCCCCTTGAAATTTTCAATATGGAGCGATTTTAAAATCATTCGCATTATTTCTACACCCCCACGATTCCTTTTATTGACAACTCATATGTGACTTTTTCCACAACGCGACCATCTTTACACGTTTTCTTGTATCTCCGGCTCTGCAATCTTCCGTATGCACTCACCGCATCACCTAAAGCAAGCGAGTCCGTATATTCTGCACACTTTCCCCATGCAATGCAAGTAATCAAATCCTCTTTTCCGTTTTCTCTTACGTTTTTGATTTTCACATCACAGATTTTACGACCAAGCGGTGTTTCTCTAAGTTGCTTTTCCTCGATAATTCCATCAAGGTTTACTTCATTCAAAGGACTATCATCCTCTGGCTTTGTGATTGTATCAGCCATAACATATGTAAGAACGGCTTCTCCAGACCCTGTTTTTACGTGCCGGGTAATTATCTTTCCCTTGACACATACTGTTCCGCTAATTCCTGTATCGCTGATTTCTTCATCAAACAGCACCGGAAGTATATCCGCAACACCACTTCTTCTTTCAACTCCAATGAAAAATTTATAAAAAATCTTACCGTTTGATGTTGTATGGCTTTCCCTTGGTGCTGATACAACATCACCGATCAACGTTATTTTGTTCTCCATTGCTTCTCCTTCCCATTTCTCTGTCAAGAACCTTTTCAAAATTATCTTTATCATTCTGTTTCTTTCGTTTCCCTGCCAAAAGTTCAGCAAGCATACGCTTTTCTTTCGTGGAACATCTCGTGCCACTTATATACACAACGCCTACCATGCATCCTCTCTCATTCTGCGTTTTCTCTTAATTCGCTTGTCAAGTTCGGCTCTCTTCCGGTCTACTTCCGACCAGTAATACATAATTGCCGCGATTACCGCACCGGCTACAAATTTAATAGCCGACACATTCCCGGACACGCCCTCACTATCCATATAACACGCGGCAACCAAGGAATACTCCATTGCAACCGCACCTATGATGAATTGGATTACTTTTTTCATTCATGCTCCTTTCAGAAACTTGTTTACAAAGTAAACCTGTCCTTTTCCGGTAACTTTCGTTGTCTTTGTGATTCTTACAGAACCGTCCGGATTCTGAATGTTACTTTCCTTAACCTCAAACAATCCCTGTTCAACATATCTCTGTTTTGGCATATTCCTAGAATTGCCGCTTTTAATAAGGAAGTTATTCTCTCGTAACCACTCAAACAACCGCTTCTGTCCTATCTGCACACCGTTCTGACAAATAAGCTTTGCTAAATCTCCTATAAGGATTGATGTATGGCTCGCTGATACCGCATCAGCGAAAATCTCTTTAGGTATCATCCCTTGTATACGCGAGTCCTGCATGGCAATAATGTTGTTCTTTTCGTGAATCTTTCGTTGTGCCACCATAAGAGCCTTGGAAAGCAACTCTTCATCAGACAAGGTTTCCTGTCCTGCTATGTAACCGCCATTCTTTCTGATTGACGGAAGGACTTCTGATGTAACCCATTCTGTAAATCTTTCTGCGCTATCTTTTCGACTTTGGAATACTGCCTTGTAAAAATTGCTTTCATTGATATAAAGAAGATTTTGTTCGCCACCATTTGTAGGGGTAGGAATAGTATTCACACCCTTTGGGTTTAATCTCTCCTTTACCTTTGACGGTTGCGACAACCCCAACGCCTTGCAAACATCAGACAAACAAAACATAGGCTCATTATTTACCACTGCGGTTCGGACTTCTCCGAACTCTTCATTATTAAAAATCTGTAATACGCTCATAACTCTCCTTTCTGTGGTATAATTCCCTTATCATCAAATAAGGGAGGTGATGCAATTTGAAATACTTTTTGTTTTGCGATTTTTCTACAATATCCTGCGACCGAGAAAAGATGGCAAAGATATTAGCCGAAAACGATATAACATTCGCAAATATAAATAATTTCTGTTGGGAACTAAATGTTCCTGAAACGTTTGGCAATCCGCTATGCGACACAACAGCAGAATCTATTCACTGTTTGTTTTATCAGTACACTCACAAGAACTCTCTTCTTCTTGTGGTAAAAGCAAATGAATATTTTCCAAACGGAGATTAGGATATAATCTCTTTGTTTCTTCATATACGGTTTTGGTTTTCAGCCACTTCCGCATATGAAGAACCTGTTCCATGACATCCATATCGTGAATATCCACTTTGTTTAGAATCTTCTGCAATTCCTTTTCCATTCCATTAAAATAAGAAACCGGAACAACAACCAAATCATTCACGGATTTAATTTCTTTCATTTCTTCCTCTCCTTTCTGCTCAAAATCTTTATTCTTTGCGATCAATTAACTCGGATACATCAATCCCCAGTATTTCGGAAACCCTTACAACTTTGTCAAACGAAGGGCTAATCTCTCCCCATTTGCAAATACTGCCCTGTGAAATATTAGCCATCATTTCTAGTTTTCTGATTGGAATTCCCTTTTCCTTACTGAACCGTTTGATTTTTTCGTACAAGTTAAAACCTCCCTTCCTTTTCTTTAAGTTCTGAAAAAATCGCACATATATGTTGACTATTCTCTGAAAATATTCTATAATTTGAGTTGCGAGCAAAAATCATAGAAATTAATTACGACATGCAAATGTCGCTATTTTGTTGCGATTTTTTCAGAACCTTTAAGTACATTATACGCGATATATTCAGAATGTCAATAATTATTTTTGCGATTTTTTCAGAATTTTATTTTGTGGGGAAAATCAAATGACATTAAAAGAAAGAGTTAAAGAATTGTGCGATGAAAACGGTGTAAAAAGCTACCAATTAGAGGAGTATTGCGGATTTGCAAAGGGATATTTGAGCAAGCTGGATCATCCAAATGTAGACAAAGTAAATGCAATAGCTGAATATTTTGGTGTTTCTCTTGACTATCTCGTAAATGGCAAAGAAGACGGATTGGAAAAATATGCAAATATGTCAGCAAAATTAATGAAGGACGAAGAACTGACCTGCTCATTAAAGAAATATTTCAACTTATCAGACGCTAAAAAGAAACACGTTATTGAATTGATAAACCTATTAAGCGAGGAATAATTATGTTTATAAAAGAATATGGATTTTGTGAATTGGTAAATAAAAATGTAACAATAGAAGTTGAACAAGTTCCATACAATAGCAACGAAGGAACTGTATACGCAAAAGGAAAGATACGTTGCGGTTATAGCGACACAACGTATCATTGCGAAAGAAACGATTGCCCTATATGGCGTGGTCTTGATTCTTAAATTTAATCTCAATCTCGCTATCTCCGTCATTTCCTTCTAATCTTGTAACAAACGGAGAGTCTATTGACATATTGATGCAATTAAAATCAAGATGAACAACCGGCATTTCCATAGCCTTCTTTTCAAATCGAACGCTACGAACACCATGAATCACATGACCGTCAATGAGAACTTCACAAAAAATACTGTCTTCATCAATTGACCTGATTTCAAGTTTTGAATTTTTCATTTGCAGAACTCCTTTACGATATTTGATACAATAATATAAATACAACGTAAGACCTTCCGGTCTTCAATCTTATCAATCAATTCTATTATCTTCTTTTTGTAATCCATTTGCAACCCCTCCTGTCGATATACCCTATTATAGAACGTATGTTCTATATAGTCAATAACAACTTGGGGACAAAGCCAATGCCAAGCCTTGCCCCCACCAGAACTTGAAGTGTCCTTTCGGACAAGTCCATAGTATCACTACAATATGCATGATTTCAACATTTTTCGGTCGCAAGTTTCGACAGAAAATGTCATTGCAGAGAAGCGGAAAGCTGTTTCTCGATCTCTTCTTGCACTTTCGCGCGCCAACGCATCGGCACTTCATCAATCGTCATTTTCTTGTCTACAAGAATACGTCTTACATAGAATTTAACCATTATGCTTCACCTCCTGCTACCATATCCGCAAGATCTTGAATTGCCCCGGCGTTTACTTCATGTCCTGCTTTCAGTTCATCGATGGCTTTCTCCATCTCAGTCTTAGTCCTCAAGCTGACCGTTACGGTGTACGTACCATCTTCAGCACCATCTTCTCCCACGTTCGGCATATATGTAAACCCATCGGATTTCAGATCGGTGTACTTTCCGGATACCTCATTATTGTGTGTAAATGTGACTTCCGCAAGGTTGTCTGCAGTAAAAGCATCCGTGATCGTTTTAATGGCTTCGAAGTTCTCGGCTTTGATCTGGATGTTGCCAAGGCTTGCACCATCGGCAATCTCGAACTCTGTTTTGTTTTTAAGGATAATTTTGTCCATAATTTTTTTATTCCTTTCTATGATAAAAAATGGTTTATAAATTGTGTTCGAATGTTTGTTCAATATATTTTCTTAAACGGCAGTTTAGAGAATTATATAACGGCTAGGCAAGGATATTTTGGAACGTATGGTACATCTAGTTCATGGATACAAGCATCTGATTACCCGCAGAAGTATCAATATGCATATAAATTTCCTGATGTTGATGGTTACAAATTTCTTATTGGATTTACCAATATTAGATGGACAAACAGTGATAAGTATTATGATTACATGCTTCGAAATTACATACTCAATACTCAGTCTGATAAGGTTGAAATGTACTCTGGGCAAGGAACACCAGATTGTATAATGTATTTTTTTGGATTATACATTAAATCATGATTCTTTAAAATGCAAAATTTTAGGCGAATCCACCAGCACTAATAATAGTTGGTGTTTTAGTATCTTAGGCGCAAATATACGCGAAACTTCCATCTATTCTCTCAGGAGATTCAACGGTCTGGTTTGGATAATATATTGATAATTCGCCATTAGAATTTAAAACTAGCGGAACGGCATGCCCATCAATAGTAATAAAACTTAAATAGAAACTTCTTACTGGCGTATAGATTCCTGTTGCTAAAATTAAACCATGTGTAATTTTAGATGGAGTAATCTCAATAGATATCATAGATAAGTTTCCGCATTTATAATTTAAAACTTCGCCAGCGCCGTTTACGATTGTTGCATTGGGATTTCCTTCAATTTTTAAACTGCCGTTTAAATCACTTATCTGCTTTGCAAGCGTACCATCCAGATTCGGATTAGCTTGTCTAGCGTCTAACGCATACCCGGTTTCTGTTGTTACCTGGTTATTTACGATACTTTCTGGTTGCAGCGCACTTCCGATTTTATCCTTTAATGCATCTGCCAACTTTATGACGTTTTTCGCTTCATCCAATGTAATTGTGGTGCCATCCAAGTTAATACTAAGCGTTCCACTTTCATCTACGCTCATGCTTTTTCCGTCCGGCTTTACAACTCCGGCATCCTCTGTTGTTGCAATCGCACCAGCACCACCTACAACAGACTTAGACCAATATTCCGTATTGCTTGTTACCGTTCCTGCCGGAACATTCTTTTTTGCAAAATACAATGTGTTATTATGAGTTACCGCATCCAATCTCTTATATGTAGCATTTGCGCTCCACTCGCCTTTAGGCACGATTGCTACTCTACCTGCCACTGCCATATTAAGCCACCTCCCAATTCAAATTTCCGTTATTATCAACGGTAAAGTTATATGCCGCATTGTCCGTGTAAATCAACTCCCCATCCTCATTCACATCAAATTCTGTCATTGTGAGTTTCTTGTTAATCTCGTCTTCGATTCCCTGTACCCGGTCTGCGCTGTCCTTTGCGTCTGTGGCATATTTTGCCGCGTTGGTTTCGGACACCCCTGCGCTTTTGGCAGATGCTACAGCCTTGGCAGATTCCACTTTAATGTCAGCAAGGTAATCCGGACGCAGATGCTTTTCTTGGATACTTCCCTCTTTCACGATTGCGGACACCTTACCGTCGCTGCCGATTGCAAATGCGATTGTATCAGAATCCAAGAACTCATATTCTGTAATCAATGTGGATAAATCTACATTCTGCGTTGTACCATCATCTAGCGTTATCACAAGTTGCTGTGCCTGCGGGTTGTACTTGAAGTTGACAGCCAACTTTTCCAATTTGGTATCAATGACCGCCTTGGAACCATTCATTTTAACAACTGTCAGAGTTCCGTTGGATTCATCCCACAGAATTTCTTTCACAAGCTCATTTGCCTTTGTCAAATCAACCTTAGACGCATCCATAGCAACCACACGATCATCCAGATTGTCAATTGCCAAGTCCATCTTGTTAAGATTAGATTCATTTACCGCTGTTTTTTCACTTGGGAAATTCTCCCAGTTGATACGGTTATATATTTTCTGCATGGCTCACACTCCTTTCTAACACGGATAGTCTGCGCTCCAATTCTTCATTTTTCTGCTTCAAAAGTTCGATTTCTTTCTGCTGCATCTGGATCATCTGTATGTGCATTGCATGAAGATTTTCCTTGTCAATTTTCCATGTCTTTGAATCTCCGTGAATTGCTTTTTCATCCTCTTCGGCATCTTCTTTTAGTACAAGTCCGCTATCGGACAATCCAGCATCCTGCAAAATCTTTTCTAAATCCTGCGCAATTAAACCAAACTGCAAGCCTGTGTGCTGCGTGATGTATCCGGGTTTCCATGTATATTCAACCGGGCACATTGCCATATAAACGCTTTTAATATCCCTTAATGATTGTATATTATTTTTCAGCCTTTTATCGGAACTCGGAATAGAAATCAAAAGACCCTCGATATCCAAGGTACTTTCCTTCGAGCCAAAATTAGACACTTTATTAAAGTGTCTGGGCGAATATTTGGTTGTAGACTTATCATTAAGTGTATAGTCTACATCTGTAAAATACCCACTTGGCAATTCGCTTTTGGTTGCGTAGTCGCTCAGCGAATTGTCAACATAACTTTCTGTCGCCAAGTTTTCCCCGTTTGCGTCAGTAACAGATGACAAGTCCAACTTAACATTCTGCAATAATGCATTATTTCTTCCATCATGTCCTAATATCTCTACACCAGATACCTCACCGCTGTCAAAAAGCAGAGATTCTATTATATGTACTCGTCCGCTACCGTCCAGTTCAAAGTTGTTACATTCTACAATCAATCTGTTTCCTCGTAGCACAATTTGGTCGGCGCTGGCATTGATCATAGAAATAACTTGATCGTTCTCATCTCTGCCTAACTTCAATTCCAATGATGCGTCTAATTGCCCTTCCGCCTTTTGCGCACGATTGACTTCTGCGACAATGCTTTTTGTGGTCTGCTCAAACTTGGTATTTGTCTGTTCCTCTAAATCTTCATACGTGGATTGAAGATGGTCTGCGTTCCTCTCTAACTTTCCGGTACGCCTTTCCACACTTTCAATCGTGTCTCTGATCGAATTAACCTTTGCAGAGTGTGTCTGCGTACCCTGTGCCGAGATTGAATCTCTCTTGCTCTGCACACCGGTTAGGGTACGTTGCAATAGATACGTTTCAACAATTTCTCTTGTGGTATTGAACCGGATGGGTTCGCCAAGTGTCAGACATGGATTTCCGACACAAGTGCAACTTTTAATCGGTGTGTATACCGCCTGTTTCATAATCGGCAATAGGTTATTTGCAATCTGCTCCAGCTCCGCTCCGGTCTTATCTGATACAAGAAAGTTTCCTGTAATCGAATAGTTGTTCCCGGCAGTTCCAACAATAGCACCGGCATTATCTTCGTTTGTCTTGATTTCTAGCTGCGTGATTGCCTTACTTTGGAAGTCCTCATAATCAAACGTGATATAGTGTCCGGTCATGGACTCCGTGTTTGCATCAGACGGAAATAAATTGTCTGACGGAAATAAATTGTCTGCCGGATAAAGCGCACTTGTGATTGCTTTAAGAAAGACATACTCAAACTTGCCATTCCGGTTGATATTGCCAAAGCATCCGTTAATCTCACAGATTGCCGTTACAACGGTTTTTCCACTGATAGAGGACTCTTCTGTGACCGCACTTGAATCGTCCGTCTGTGTGGCTACAATCGTCTTATTTACCGTCATGGAATCATTGACAAGGCTTGTTTCAACTTGCGCAATTCCAAGATATGCAAAAAAGCTATCGCGGAACTGTTTAAGTGTCATTGGAAAGCTAAGTCCTGCATACCAAGACTTTACATCTGTATTGATAATGTCATACATAGCGTCATATGCCGTAATCTGCCGTTTTGTACGGTCAGCCGCAGGAACATCGGATGCAACCTTAAAAACTCCGTATGGCATCGGATTTTCGCTATCTCCGTCAATCGTTTCTTCGATAGAGATTGTCTTTCCAATAATGTTTCCTGCGGTGTTTCTTGCTGTGAATTTTACACAATTCGCTTCGCACACTCCAAACTTTAATTCAGACTCTGAACAAAGACTTTCTTCAAGCGCAAACGTACCGATTTCAAGCATCGAATTGTCTATCTTCTGGTTCGTTCCAACAACAGATATGACCATCTGCTTATCTGTCGAGGAATCCCAATACTTTTCTTTCAAACTACTATTTATCATACACACCGCCTATAAATGAAAACTTGATTGCGTCATACTTAATCTTCCCATGTGCCACAGAATAGAACGTAGGCTGAATGTCAGCAATATATCCGTACTGTGTCACATATCCGCGTTTCTCCGGCACGTATGCCGTGATATATCCACCGCGCTCCTTTGCCTTGGTATAGTTCTTTTCTATGTTCTTCCAAAAATCATCAAACTGCTTTTCAGTCAGCATGGCTTTGGTTTCAAACTCGACCTTTAAAGCTTTCAGTTCCACGGCATCACGATGCTCATATCCGTTTTCATCCGTCCAAGGGTCTTTATCCTGCATATTTACATAGGAACTAAACGTGTCCTGCTTTATTAAACTGTTCGGTATGGTATAATTGCCAAACTTTACTAAATATCCGCCATATCCCATCGTTTACCTCCTAAAAATGGGTATAAAAATAGCACCTACCTTTTGGTAGATGCTATCCATTTGATTAAATTTTAAGCTACTACTGATTCCCATTCAGATTTCAGCTTTTCTACATCGTTTTCAAAAAGTTTGCAAGCGATTTCGTACAACTGCGGAATCATTCCCATTTCCCTGTCGATATAATCCATCTTGTTTCTTACTTTTGGTTTGAGTGTACAGCCTTCCATCCTTGATTTAAGGTTGCAGTGATATTTCCTTTCAAATTCTCCATAAAGCAACGAATAGCGTTCTTGATACTTTCCATCGGCACCGAAACGGACAATCTGTGTTATCCGCTGTCTCTTGGTCGCCAAGTCAATATCATCAACGAGTCCGATAATAACATCTTCTTTATGGATGATTTCTTTCTTCTGCCTTTTAATGGTTTCGTTCTGCTCTCTAACAGTTTTTAATGTCTGTGAGAATATCAGCTTAGTGTTTTCATCCGCATATGGCAGGTAAGTGGAAATAAATAATTCATCATTATTGACATACCCACCTGTTTTACGGATTGTGGGAAGAACCTCGGATGTTACCCACTTGCGAAACTTCTTGGCATTCGGCTTGTCGCTCCGAACGATAACTGCATATAAGCCGCTCTCTGTAATGAAATTTGATTCTCCTGCACGACCGCCTAGATTTAATCTAGTCAGTTCATCTTCATCAAGTCTTTTTGCTACGTCTGTGGCATTTTTAATTTCCAATGCCCTGCAAACATCAATAAGGCAAAACATCGGTTCATCATCGACCATTACCATTCTGATCTGTCCGAATATTGGATTTTCAAATACCTCAATGCTGTTTTGAATCTTAAGCATAAGTTGTGTTTTTTTCATTCGTGTCTACCTCCATACATTTTTATCTGAATAAAAAAGAGGAAACCGCTTGTGAAATCACATTGGTTTCCTCTTTCGTACAGTATGGCGTTCAAGTAAGTAATCCGCTTCTTCACGGATAAGGTTGTTTCCTTAGTAATAAGGATAGACTATTTTTGATTTTGTGTCAATCTGATTTTGAATTAAAATAAGCCGTGTTTCCACGGCTTAAGTATCATTTATCTTTCAATTTTTACTGTAACCAAGTATATGTATATGCTTCATCAACATATATCTTATAACTGCTCGGATAGATCGTATCGTAATTTGAATCGTACGGAAAACTAAATGAAAAATAATCTGTATCTCCATTCTTTTCACATTCTGCATAATGATAATCATATTTGATCAAGTTGCCAGATGCATCATACATTACGCAAGAAATTTTTACAAATGAAAAATCTTTTCCAGAATCGTTTGTAGCTTCAACCGTAACATTATCTGCTCCAATGTCCGATTGAACCATTATATTGCGAACATCACAAACAGCATTTGTTGCTTCATCAACACTCAACGACATTTTATAGTTATCATAAGAAACATCGTTATAATCAGAATCGCTCGGTGCCTCAAAATAAAGAACACATTCCTTACCGGATTCAAAAGCTCTGTTACAATCGCTTTTGCTATCCAGCATTTTACCGTTTTTGTAGTATACAAGTTTTGCGTCCAGATCAACAGTTACCTTGTTGTTGTTTTTCAAGATAGCAACAACTCCATGACCACTATCTTGGTATTCAATTGAGATGTTTTTCTTTACCTGGTTCGCATTAAAGGAAGAAGTGACGGTAACTTTGCAAGAAAGCGTTTTCTTTGCAATTTTTGCTTTTACGTACGTTGTTCCTTCTCCAACCGCCAGAACCTTTCCATACTTGTTTACAGAAGCAACATATTTATTGCCACTACTCCATTTAGCAGTTTTCCTCATTCCGCTTATCTTTAATGTTGCGGACTCTCCAATTTTTAAATTAAGAGTCTTTCTGCTTAATTTGATAGCTGCCGCCTGTGCAACAATCTGTTTCCCATCTGCATTTTGGATTGGCATAGCCGAAGTCAAAACGGCAAATGCCAACCCCATCGCTACTAATAATTTTTTTGTACTTCTCATAATGACTCCTTTCTTGTGATATGATTTATTTAGAATTATATCACGTTCTATTATAGAAGTCACTAAAAAACATATACATTGTCTCCGGTTCGATTGTAATGTTCTCTACCATAATCCCTTGCAGCTTTTCCTATGTCGCTTGTAGTAATTCCGAAATTTTTCTGTAAAATAGCTTGCAATAACTGATTTTGCTGTCGCAATAAGGAAACCTCTTGCGCAGATGTTGAATTGATAGCATCTTTGATTCCAGTAATTTCTTGGCTTCCTGCGACCGCCGGCTTACCTCCGACCGTTCCCATAAGTTCTGGAAGCCCGTTTTCTCCAACCGTTGCTATGCTATATTTATCCATAAAACCGCCCGTTGCATAAGCCTTTACTTTAGGTAGGCTCACTTTCGGCACAAGATCGACTCCGCTCCACTTTACCTTTGCTACTTTAGCCGCCGCAGAAACAACACTGTTAAACCCTCTCAAAACGGTATTCACTCCACCGATCAATGAATTTATTGCTGTTTCAATTCTTGAAATTACGGTGTTCATTGCCCCGGCAACGCCACTTTTCACGCTATTCCATAATTTGCTGAATATTTCAGCTACACTTTCTTTCATCTTCGAGAAAGCATTTTTTATCGGGGTGGTTACATGTTCTTTAAACCAACTAGAAACACTGTTCCACGCCCCGGTTACCGCTGTTTTTGCCGCGCTAAATGCTTTCTGAATAGATTCTTTTGCTGAACTAAAAGCATTCTTAATAGGTGTTGTAACATGCTCCTTAAACCAACCGGAAACTACAGCCCATACCGATTTCACAGTTGTCCACAGAACCTTGAATATAGTCGATACTGTCGATTTCAATAATTCAAAGTTCTTCTTTATTGGCTCAATGACTTTTGTTTTAAACCAATCAGAAACAACAATCCATACCGCCTTGACAATAATCCACAATCCTTGAAAGATTTGACCAACTCTTTTCGAAAATCCTTGGAAAAATGAAACAATAGGAGTTATAACATTAGTATTGAACCATCCAGAAACTGTTTTCCATACACCGGATATATCTTTCCATAAAGAAGAGAAAAAACCGGAAACGGATTTCCATAATCCCTCAAAAAATCCGCTTATTGGCTTAATCACATTAGTATTAAACCAATCTCCGGCTTTTGAGAAAATTCCTTTTATTTCTTTCCAATGATCCTTGACTACTACAGTTGCCGTTGCAACAGCAGCTACTATTCCTGCGATAATCGCTGCAGGTGCTGCCGCTACCCCTAAAATAACCGCTCCGACTGCCGTAATCGTAACTCCGACAAGCATAAGTGCTTCATTAAGCCAACTGAATCCGTTTTTTAACATGGTCACAAAGTTTGATATTGCAGTAAATGCGCCAATCGCAACTGAGCCTATTCCGGTTATTGCTTTTGCAACAGGGCTTATAAATGCAAGCGCGCTCTCTGCGGCTCCACTGCCGAATAAGGCTTTTGCGCCAGCCGAAACAGTTGCCCCAAGTGTAGCAAACGCCCCTCCTATTTTTTTTGAAAGAGCGGTAGACAATACCGCTGAAATTCCCTCATTTGCCGCAATTTCAACGCCAAGCCTTGATGCAAGTGAACCGGCAATTGCTTTTGAAATGGAAGTTCCTATGATTCCCAGTGCGGTTTTTGCAAGATGCAATCCAAGGATTTTTTTGATTGTCAGCGCACCGATGATAATTGCAACTGTTTTTACGTCTAAGTTGCTTAAAAACTCCTTGACGCCTTTCCAAACATCCTTCCATGAAATTTTACTTAATGCTGTCGTAACTGCATCAAACGCGCCTTGCGCCCACGAATTAAGTGTTTGAGCCAATAATGCAAAGTCAAAGTTTTGGAAAAACTTGTTGATTCCGTCTGCAATTGAATTTCCAAATTGCTTCCAATTAAATGTCGTTCCAAACGAATCCAATCCATGAAGCACCGTGTTTAATGAATTTGCGATCAGCTTTCCGGTTTCTCCGAAAAGCGTTGTGCCTTTTTGCCCTTTAAATAGTCCGTTAAGGAATTTTGCAAGTCCACTACCAAAGCCGGACGCTTTGGCGTATACCTCATCCCACTTGATGCCTCGCATTGCATTGATAAGAGCACCGGAAATCGCTTTTCCAAGTCCTTCAAGGTCTTTGATGTCGCTTTTGAATTTCTTAAAGATGGTGTCGGTCTGAACTAAACCACCATCAGCACCGGTGCCGCCACCAGCACCTGAACCAGAACCAGAACCAGAACCTTTATTGCCTGAACCGGAAGTGTTATCTTTACTCTGCTTTGAAATAACCTTTAATTCATCAAATGCACGAGTTGCCTGTTGGATTTCCTTTTTTGCTTTCTTGGCATTCTTTGCGATACCGCCTGTGTTTTTCCCTGCGTTTCCTGCGGCATTACTTAAATCATCCATGCCATCAGACGCACTTCCAATATCATCAGCAAGACCGCTGATCCCTGCTCCTTTGCTTGCTTCATATCTCCATCCAAAGATTGAACCTAAAGCATTTGTTACCATTTCCGCAAAGGAAATTACCTTTTGCAGAACCGCATTAAGTACCTTGATAAATGGCTTAAATGCATTGATTAAGCCACCACCAACAACCGCTCCAAGTGCTTTGAAATTCTCTTTAAGCATGGTTATCTGGTTATGCCATGTCAATATGTTATCGTAAAGGCTTTTTATCCTCTACTTCTTACGGTTTCCCATAAGTTCGGCGTACATTTTCAACCACAGCGTTGTGGTTGTCGGATACTCTTGGGAATATTATATTCTACACTCTTTCCATAAGAAAAGAGCATAGGTTCAATCCCTACGCTCTACAATGTGCTATAACTTTTATTTTATAGCCTTATCTCGGTATTAGCTTATTGGCTTATCCACTTATAACCATAAGCAGTTCGTCCCTCTTTGTCAATTACCTTATGTATTGCTTTGTAATTAACTCCAATAGATTCCCCGGCTTCGGATATTCTATCGAACACTCTTACAATCTCTCCGCTTTTCGCATCCACTTGCGCAATTTTTCTTCCTTTTTTACGCTTTTTATAGATACTCAAATCTTTTATTGGAAAATCTTCTTCGTATACAAAAATATATCCATTTGCCGACTTATAAGTATTTGAAAGCACACCGGAAATAGTTGTTCTATTTGTTCCGGTAATCCTAGCCGCTTCCTGCAAACTTTTAAATTTCTGTATAAAATTTCCTTCCATATCACATTGAATAATGCTTCTCATTCCGTTAGGTTCCGGCTTTCTATAGGTTTTCGCTCCGTTTGATTCATATTCATCCTCAAACATAAACATATAGCCCTTTGTTTGCCGCCTTTTTCCTTTGCAATTAAGCAGAACATCCGCATTATGAAATCCGTCAATTTCTGCATCCATTGCACTATCATAACGCTTAACATATTTCCCGTCAAGTGTCAGCAAAACAACCGCCCTGGCGTTATGATATGGCGCGCCTTTCCCACCTTTGGTCATATTATAGCCATCTCGATAGGTGTTAAATTTTTCAATGTAATACTTTTCCAACTCACAGGCTCTATCTTCGCTTTCACACGTTTCGATGATTTCCCATGAGAAGTTGTCAAACCCGAATTCTTTAATTGCTCTATGAAAGTCGCAATCTTCTTTTTCGTAACACCTTTGATGTTGCCACACTCTGCTATGGAAGTCACAAGTTTGACCGACATAAGATTTTCCGTTTATTTTATTTGTTGCTTTGTAGATATAATATGTTCGCATTAAATCACCTCAAACATATTATACAAAAATGTTCGCGCTAAGTCAACTTAGCTTTCACCGATTTTACCCGATTTTCATCGACATATTGCTATGCCGCGCGACACATGAAACAAAAGTTTCGTTTATCGGCTGTTCTGGCAAAGTCTCCGGTGATATTGGTTGTATGCGCAAGCACATACTGATAACGCAACATGGCTTTTTGAGCCTGCGTCATTGAGGAAATGTTCGCATCAAGCCCCTGCTTTAACGCCCACTCTTTCAACGTTGCCTGCGTCAAGTCGATACCATAACGCCGCATAGGTGCCGTAGTACCGGAAAATACAGATTGCAGACTCTTGGCAATATCTTCTTGACTTACATCGTAGAATGAAGCCATATCTCCGGCTAATTCTGTCAACCGGATAGACATTTTTGCCATCTGCCCCTGTGGAATATCGAGTGCAGTTCCCATTGCCTGGAATCGGCTTGCAAACTGTTTCGCGGACAATTCGGACATACCAAATTTTTCAATCGATGTTTTTGCGAAATTGTTAATTAGGCTTTCATACTGCCCGAATGTCTGCCTTACAACGTTCTCAACCTCTGTCAGTGAGGATGATATGTCAATGGCATCTCCAAGTAGCCTAAATCCACGGAATAAAGCCCAGTACGTTGCATACACTTTTCCGATTGCAGACGCAAGGGAAAACGACTTCTTTGCTACAACGGATGCACTTGAACTAAATCCGCTAAATGAGCTTGTGATGCTTTTTGCCGCTGTCCCTGCCGCTCCACCGGTACGCGATAATTTTGCCAATGCGTTTGTCATGTCAATAATATTCCGGCTTACGCTAGGTGCTTTTGACAGTTCGGACATAAGCTGTCTCATTGCCGTAGCAAGTTTCGGGATATTTTCAATTGCCTTTGTTGAGCTTGTATAGCCAAGCTGTTTGATTCCTACGGCTAATTCCGATAACCCTTGCACCGATTTTGACATACCGGAAAATGAGCTTACCGACTTTGAAATCTGTCGCATCGCTCCGGCTGCTGCATTGATCTTTCCTGTGTCAATATTGCTAAGTGTTTTGATGTTTCTTGCAAGAGTCGAGAACGACCTTGAATCAACACTGCGCATGGCACTCATTGAGTTTGACAATCGGTTTACTCCGGTTGATAACCGGTTAATTCCACTAGAATCTATGCTTTGCAAAGATGAAGATAGCTTTCCCAACCTTGTTATCAGCGCATCAATCTGACCATTAGCCTGTCTTGCCTGTGCTTGAATCTTGACCTCTAAGGTTTCTAATTCCAACAGTTCCACCTCCTTTATGTAGTTTTAGAAAAAGACGGTAAGATTTGACCCCTACCGCCCTTGAATTACTTTTTCAGTTTTCCCTTTTTCAGAAGAGAAAGCATTTTTGAATTTTCCTCTGATGTAAACTTAAAATTGGAAAATCCGTTCTTTTTTGCGATTTCTGCGCGATGTTCTTTCGACACATCATCTTCCCCAACCACTTTTAATGCTTCAACGATTGATCCAGATTTTCCGGTATACATCGAATAATACTTGCTTGCGTTTTTCTTTGCTCCACTTACAACGATTGCAGTGTGACCTTTTGTACGCGTCACAAGAATGTCCCCGTTGTAAAGCAGTTCTCCGATTCGGTAAGAACCAGCATCGGTAAACAAACCGGATTTCAAAATTACCGGTCGTTCATTGGATGTATTAAAATCTCCCACATCCTTGCCGGATGCATAGATAATACAGGCGCGCACAAGAGAAGAACAATCGCATTCCGTCTTTACCTTTGTGTTAATGCCATGTTTAATGACTCCGTAGCGTTCCGATTGGTCATAGCCGATATTTTTGTTGTCAGATGCAATCTGCATAGCTTCGGCTAACTTCTCCGCAACCCTATCGTCCTTCGCCCTTAGCACGTACCATCCCTTAGAATGGTTGTAAAACTTCTGCGTAGACACTTCCTGTCCGGTCTGGTCTCCGGCTTTTCCACCAGAATAGCAATTTCCGTGTTCATCGTGTCTCGCACTTCCGATAATTACTGCCATAGCAATACCTCTTTTCTTAAACTATCTTTGGCTTTGGCAAATGTGATTTCCTTGATTCAGCCGCCCATGCTTCTTCCGCCTTAAGCATTTCTCGTATCTCAGCATCGGGATCGTCCGTATTATGCTTTTCGATGGAATCATAGCAAGTTTCTTTCACGTACTTACTATTACCCTTACCGAATGTAGCATCTATTGCGGTCACAAATGCTGACGTTGCATATCTGCCGAACCACATATACATTTCCATGTCGCGTTGCTTCCATTCTGCCTTATATGCATCCACATAAGGCTTAAGCAACTCTGGATTCATCATATCTATATCATCAACGGAAAATCCGTAGCCTTTCGTTACCACAAGGTAAAACGGACGGATTTCCGCAACGTAATATTCCCATGTTAATTCTTGTTGGCTGTCTTGGATGGAGTTTTCTTCGCCGGGGTTCGATTCTTCTTCTCCGTCTCCATCATTTTCGCTAAAAAACTGTTTGACTCCAACTCATTCTCTAATTCGTTGAACAACTCAATACAGTCAATCTCACCATCGTCAATCTTTTCAGAAAGCAGATTAAGCACCTTATTAAACTGCTCATCGTATTTCTCGTTTGTATCGTAGTCATATCCGAACTCGTCCTTATGGTTTACTTGCAGTCCTACAAGAAGCATCTTAGGAAGTGTTTCAAGTAACAGTTTCTCTACGGATTCTAAGCTTCCATCCTGCTCGCTTACCGACTCTGATACATCTTTGATAAGATGTGACTTTAATGTTGGCTTAAAACCAAATTTGATTGAATATTCGCTATTTCCTAACTTTACTTTCATGTTTTACCTTGCCTTTCTGCCCTATATTGGCAAGGGGCAGTGTTGCCACCGCCCCATTGTTGCTTATCTCATTGCTTCAAGTTCTGCTATCGACCGTTCATCCTCGCCTACCGGTGCGGTCGATTGCTCGTCCGATAGGCTTTTTACCCCACCACTGTTACGGTGAATGTTCCATCGTTGTTATCAACGACAGTCAGCTTATCTGTAACAAGCTCTGATGCTGTACTTGGAATAACTGTTACCGTCATTTCAAGGATTTCATCGTTTCCACCTACATCGTTAGGTGTGGCTGTTGCAGTTCCTACATATGCGTATTTCGCTACACCGCCGATACCGTCCGTTCCGTACAGATGGATAATATCAAGTTTTTTATCTCCATATCCATCCACCTTTGAAAGATATTCTTTTTCAAGGTTTCCTGTGATTTCTCTTGAATCAGAAGTCTTAATACCTTTTTCAAAAGTCTGCTGGTCATCTTCCATTGTGGTTGACTCAACAGTGTTTGGCGGTGATGCAGGGCTTGGAACTGACTTAGCTGCGACCAAAAGATTGTATGTTCCTGCAAAATCGGCCTGTTTTTCCGTGTGCTCTTTTACAATGACACGTGTTCTATAACTTGTTGATGCCATATTTTCTACTTCCTTTCTGCTTATAGCTGATCTAAATGCTCAACGTTTCCAATTACGCGAGTTGCGCGAAATGTAACCGTTCGCACTTGCTTGGAAATTGTTTGTATTACATTTGATACCTCAAACATTTGTTGCTTAAAAAAAGACACCGCATATGCTGCGATGTCCTTAGTTGCTTTTCTTGAACCTTTGTTTGTAATTGTGATCTGAAATGTTGGGCGAATTGCATTGATTGTCTTTGCTTCATTCGTTCGTCCGGCTTCTGTGCCACCGATTTGTCTGACTAAAAGCGTCGGGAATGTTGCGGTGCCACCCGATTCTTCATCTTGCGTCACTTTAATTCCTTTTACCTTGCTTTCCATGTACGATTTCAAAAGGGAACATAAGGTATCTTCAAAATCAAGCGCCCAACTATTTAACTCATTTTCCACCGAATACCTCCCTTGCAATCTTTACATACTGTTGAATAATCTGTTGTTCCGCATTATACATAGGCATTGTGGCTTTGATACCGTGGGTATAACGCCATGTTTCGGTCTTATCATCCCAATAGTACCAACCATCTTCAAAAGCGTGTATTTGCCCAGGATAAGTGCCGACACCGAATCCAAGTTCCGGTGCTTTGGGGTTCTCTGCGGAATTATAAAAAATACCGGCTCCAAACTCTACCGCCAACAAAGTATAGAATGGTTCTCTATCTTCTGACGTTACCGTTTTTCCGGTTGCAATCAGAATCGCATTCGAGGTCATTAACTGCGGTGCTTTATCTACCCTTACCGTTATCGTGTTTCCTAATGGGGATTCCGATATGTGTTGTATTGCCACCGTCTGACCTATCTGTGCAAGCCTAGAAACAAGTAAATCGCATTTAGACTGTAAACTATTGCGGTACTTTTCTAACTCCTTTATGGCGTCTTGTATGGATTTAGAGGATAATGTCATTGAAATAGTTTTCTTTGCCACGCAATCACCTACTTAATATTCTTCCGAAGCAAAAATAAATCTGTGGTCAGTCCTTCGTCTGCAACGCCTTTTACAATGTAGTCTGCGGTTTCTGAATCCACAAGCCCATCATCAGTGCGTTTTACTTCCGAACGCTTCCACACTACATCGCCGGCTTTCAGTGGCAAATATCCTTTATCCGTAACAAGCTGACAGTATGATGTACTATCATCAATTCCAAATTCTTTCACAAGGGCTTCTGACAGCTTATTGCTGATGTTGGCTTGGAATGTCGTAGGTTCTGAAAACCCTTCAACTTCCTCGCCTTTTGGAATCTTGTTTCCTTCGGAATCTAAATAAGGTACAAAGTTCCCATCGGAATCCTTGTACCCTTCATAGACAATATCTCCATTTTCGTCAGTTTGTGGGATGAATACCCTCTGACCGGATTGCGAATATTTCATTTCCTGCTTGTTAATGTCAAGCATTGGTGTTTTCCTCTGGGATTCCGGCAACACTCGTCAGAAGCGATAACACTCCGGCAAGGACTGATGCAGAAAGAACATATTTCCAATCCACCGCGCCCATAAATGCCGCCGTTCCAATTCCGGCAATCGCCGCCTGTGCAACAGTCTTGATTGCTCGGATTCCGGCTTTCTTAGTCCAATCCTTCCAATTCCTCATGGCTTTTATCTCCTTTCCCTATATGAATCTCTTCAATCTCATGTTTCATTTTCGTAACCATGCCGTTTCCACCTAACGCATGGTACGCATCATACATCTCACAGAAGTTTTGATAGGCATATGATGGTATTTCTCCGATTCTGGTGTACTTTGCATGGTATTCAATAAGTTGGACGCGCAAAAGGAGCATTGTTCCTTTACTGTTCGCATCCCTGCTTTTCTTTTGTTGTTTAAGAAGCCAAACTATATATCCAAGCACTATCGGAAGTGCCACAAGATAAGTTTGAATCAAAATACTTTTCATTTGAATCTCCTTTTGACGCACTGCCCACCACCGCTTAATGTGCGCCGCCTGCAACCATAATGGTCACGCTCAATCTTCTTTAATGCCCTATAGGCGATATTTACATAGCTTTAACAAACGGAAATACACCAGCAAAAAGGCTTTCACGGTCTTTCCATGTCCTGTTCACGCCGTTTTCGGAGAGACTTGCCATGTATGCTTCTCCTGCCTGTGACCGGTCGTACACTGCCAAATTAACCATAATGTTTTCATAGTTCTTAACATCACTGTCAATCTGGTCTTGCGTGTATGTGTCCGGATAGTTCCGTCTGCTGATAATCTCTTTCCTTGCCTGCTCTAAAAGCTGTTCAATCAAAGGGTTACATTCTTTTTCATCAAACACAACTTTATCGGACTTTTCTCCGGTCGTTTCGTCCTCTACCTCTTCTATATGAAATTGTTTTAAACGAATTTTTACTTGTTCGACAAGCGCGTATGACATAAGCGATCTCCTACAGATTAAATTTTGCAATCAGAATTTCTTTCAGTTCCGCACCGCTTGTTGCTTGTGCGTTTTCAATTCCCTGCTCTGCGGCAAGTTTCTGCAAGTCTGCGGTACTCATTCTGTTGATTTCGGTCTTTGTATATCCAACGGAAGATACCGGAGAATTACTCTCAGGCACCTCTTCTCCTGCGTTGTACCATTTACCATTATGAATCACTATATATGGATATTTCATAGTTGCACCCCCTACTCTTCGCTATGAACCTCATATACAAATGTGCTATCCATATTCTCGTATGATGGAAGTACAACCTCAGATGCAAATATTGACATCTTCATAGGTGGTCCATACTCTGTCTTTGTAGCGACTGTAATACCTACACCATATGTTGTTACATCAACATCAGCTACCTGTCTTGCAGTTCTTTCTTCCGGTGTAGTGCCAAACCAAGTGCTTCCAAGGCTGCCTTCTGGAAGAAGTGTAACCTTGTTATCCGGGTAGAAGTACTGCTCTTTGCCATCATCATCAATGTACATCTTATCGTAAAGTACGATAGTGAGCTTCGCCCTCTTCTGTACCACCGAAATAACAGTATCATCGTCAACCTCAATAGTTGCTGTAAGGTTCTGTGCAAGAATTGAGTTTCTTATTTGTGCATTGTCAAGCAGATATTGGAATGTATTGCTGTTCATAAGTGCGTATCTAGCAATCTTACCCTGCTTCTGTAACTTCCTTCTTGCATTGTTAAGGTCTGTAAGTGGCTTTGAATTAGCTGTATCGCTCCACATGCTTGTGCCGGATAACTTTGCGTAATGGTCTTTTGCGTATGAGCCATCCTTATCGTAATCATAAGCGTACTGAACGCCATCACTTACAATAGCAATTACCGGATGACCTGCATTTGTAGAAAGAAGTGACATTCTCATGCGCTCCGGTACAACTTCTGCGCCGCTTACGAGGTTGTTAGTGTCGTCATATACACTTGATAAAGCACTTGCAAGGTAAGGGTCGTCTTCTGATTGAATACGCTCGATTTCAAGCATTTCCTCTTCACCAACTGTCATTCCCTCGCGGAAAAATGCCATCTGTGTTTTTTCCTTACTTAATCCGCCTCTAGCTCTAAGAGTTGGGATTGTGTCAAAATTAGATGGCGCAAGTGAAACCGGCAAACCCTTGTGTGTCTTAATCCAACTTAAATCAAGTCCCTGCTTCTTTCTTTCTGGAAACCACTGTAAACCAAGATAAGGCATCTGATTACTAGCGTTTTCTGTTGCCGATAATGCGATAGACTTACTGTCTAATACTTCATTAATTAACATCTATTTACCTCCTGTTATTATTCAAATACAATCATTGGAAGAGCTGTCTTAACTGCTGCGTCATATGTAACGCCGGAATTTGCTTCTGCTACTTTCGTGTTAAGGTATGCTTTCTTGAGCAGTACTCCTTGTGGTCTGTCCTCTGTTACATCAAATCTCAAAATGCCCACTACTGTAGCTGTATTGTCAGCCTTGCCATTTGCTCCGATTGGAGTACCTGCTTTGACAATCCTCTTGCCCTGTGCGTTTTTAGTTGTTACGCCATCAAAATCAAGTGTTAATGGGATTGCTTCATTAGGCTCTCTCTTTAAAATCTGAACATCTCCTGCGTATAAAGTTTTTTCATACTGCATATTCATTTCCTTTGCCATTTCTTACCTCCTGTTATTGCTGAATGTAATGTGATAAAACGTCATTGTTCTTAGGTGCGTTAGATATAAGGCTTTCTGCTATCTTTTCAGCATTTGTCTTATTATCTGTACCGGCTTTATCGCCGCCAGCCGTGCCACCTCCCGGATTCGTACTGCCTTTTGCAATCTCCTGCTCCTTGGCTTGTGCTGCGGCGGTCTCTTTTTCAGAGATAATCTTTCCAAGAACGTCATAATCAAAGCTGCCATCGTCTTTTACAATTTGCGCTGCCTGCTCTGCGGTAACATTAAATTTAGATGCGGCATTGGCTCTCTGCGTGGCTATTGCCTGCGCTTTTTCAAGTTCCGCGATTCTCGCATTGGCTTTTTCGAGGTTCTTATTTGCCTGCTCGACTTCCGTGAGCTTTCCCTGTTCGATATCATCGAGCTGCTTCTGCAACTCTTCTGCTTTGTCAGCCTTTGTCTTGTACTCGTCAGCCTTTGCTTTGGCTTTCTGTACGGAACTTCCGTAATCTGCCATGATCTTGTCCGCGTTTTCCTCGCTTAATCCCATAGCAATCAGATCTTCTCTCTTCATTCATTACCTCCGATATGTCATACGAATTTTTATACGGTGCAACGACACCGAACGACATTGCTGATTTTTACGCTCACAACTTTGCGAATTTTTATAAAATAAAAACAGCCGCCGATTACTCGGTGACTGTCTTATCTTTGTTTGTCTGGCTCTGTGTGTAATCTGTATTCATTTTATTTATCAACTCTTGTGCTTTTTGTTCCTGTGCTTCTACATCATCAATCGTTTTCCACAGATTATCCAAGTATGGCTTTGACAACAGGAATGTCTTTTCCGCATCTCCCCAAAGTCCGACAGATTTAATTGCCACAAGTGGATGAATACCGGCTTGTAAAAGCTGATATAGTGTCTGTGACTTGGTGTACATATTGTCTTGTGGACTATGATTTATCTGAACGTCGAAGTCGCGCAAACTTAATCCCAAATCATGATCCTGTATGCGAATCACATTCAAAACAACTTTCGCAAGTCTTTTTTCAGCCGACTTTACAATTGGGTCTTTCAGTTTTGCTCTCGACTTTGAGAAGTCCCATCCGTTTCTAAGCTCAACCGCTCCCTGTGTATCTCCACCGGAATTATTGTTGTTCTTATTTGGTATGGCAAGAATGGACTGTGCATTATCCCACAAATCATCTTTTGCCACCTGACACTGGCTCTGATTTAGTTCCTGCGTCATAATCTCAACATCGGCTTTGTTATCCTTGTTATTGGACTTTACCGTCAAAGCATGGCTCATTTTCATCTCTTCAAACGTTTTTTTGTCGATTTCACAGTTCACAAACTTAACCCAGTACTGAACAAACTGCTCAATTCCATCCATTCTGTTTGACTGCATTGTGTTGATTGCATCCAATAGTCCAATCACAAGCTCAACGTCAGAAATGCGCTCATGGTTGTTCGGAAACTCAACAATTGGGATCCCGCCAAAGCCATGCAGTTTCCAATCTCGAACCTCTCCGTTCACAATCTTGCACTCGTAAGAGTCCGTGTAGCAGAGTTTATACATCTGTCCATCGGCATCCTTAAGTTCTTGGATTGCTAAAAGTGGTTCTTCTGTGGATTCATTATAAATAACAAATGTATTCATTGGTGTTGGTGCGACAATTCTAAATGGTATATCTCCATTTGCAAACTGCACCGCCTTAAATGACGTTCCGGTTGCCGATTGCCACTCTCCTGCCTTAATGTCCTTTTCCTGCTTATTAGCATCGGTAAGATAATCGTTAAATTCATCAACCGCATTGTTTATACGATCATCGTCTTTCCTACTGATAAGCTGAATTGGCTCACCGTAAGTCTGGCCAACCTTGAATTGAACAATCTCATAGGCATGGTTTTCAGATACCTTATTGGTTATATCCGCATTCTGTATCTTTGTCCGGTACAATACCGGCTGATCGCCTTTGTAATAGTTCCATAGATACCGGATAATCGTCTTGTTGAAATAAAATGCTCCAATGCAGTTTCCCACAACCTTTATGATGTTGTCTGCCGTAATGGTTTCAACATCCGTATATGCAATTTTTCTTCCGTATCTGCCTTTAACAAGGTCGTGAAAATACTGTGTATTCATATAAATAAAACTCCACTACTGCAAGCGCGTTTTGGTATTGGCTTCGTTTCAATTTTGCCTGTTGCCACGCGATAAATTACAATATGATTGCATTTTTTACATTTACATGGATGGTCTATCGTAGATCTCCCATCATAATGTCCGGCAATTCTTCCGCAATCCGGACAATATATAGTTACTTTTTTCATAGCAACCTCTTTCTTGTAAATAAAAAACACTGCCATTTCTGACAGTGCCTTTTACGGGTTATATACTTTGGGGGTTGTAGAAATTTGTTTTTCTACTCTTTTAGTATATCATGCAAGTTTTGGGAAATGTTGTGAAAGAGTGTGAACTATTGTGCACTTTTATGCACTCTTTTCAGAATAAAGTTGTCCATAACGTCTTTCAAACTCCTGCAATGCTCTTTTCCTAAGTTTCATAATGTTCCTGTAGGAATATTTCATCTCAACGGAAATCAAGTTCCAATCTTTTCCATTGACATAATGCGATGAAAGCACGATATATACATCTGTATTATCCATGCTGTCAATTTGTGATATGATAATACGTCTTTTATCAACCAATTCATCTACAAGTGTCTGAACCTCATTCTGCAAATCAACAATCTTCGATACCGCGCTCCCCATTTTGTCGGGATTGCCGGATGATTGCACATCCACCTCTTTCGGAGATATAGATATAGAAGTTGCCATATCGGATAGCCTTTTGATTTCTTCCAGCTTATTTGCAATCGCATGGTCAATTCTGCTTATCTGCGAAAGATATTTGTCTGTTGTCATATCCTAATACCTCCTAAATGGGTTTACTGCCGCTTCTACCTTTGCGGTATTGTTTGGGTTCTCTATAAACATTTCAAGCTGGGTTAAACCGTCTGCCGCATCGTCATGTTCATTACCGCCAATACTTACAAACATAGAAAGTTCATCCATAGCCGCTTGATATTCGTCATTTCTGTAATATCTTGTTACTCCAAGATCTGAATCTTTCTTCATTTGTTCCTGCGTCGGTCGGTGCGTATCAAGAAATATGAATTTTCTCTTAACATCACCGGAATACGCTATGATCTTCGACAACTTTTCAACCTTGTTTGGGGCTTTTCTGCTTGTGCATGAACATTTATAGTCCTGTTCCTGTAACTTTTCATCTACATATTGGCAATACAAATCTCCTCCTGTATTTCCCTCAAATCTTGTCTGCCGAATCTCATTCCCGATAATTCGTCCAACAACAAGAGGGATTGTTACCTCTTTTGGACCTTTGTTGAATACCCAATCGTAAATATAAACATCACCGTTTTCATATTCTGCTCCAATCGGCATTGACAAGCTATCGCCGCCGCCCCAAGCAACATCCACAACTCCAATGCGCCGGAAATCTCCATCCGGCAGGATTCCGTTAAATAGTCTCAAATCCGTATAAAGCAATCCCTCGCGGACATATGGTTGTTGCATAAACTTAGCCATCCATTCGGCATTATCAAGCTTATCTCGCATATCCCGATAGTATTCCGTGGAAAATCCGTTGATTTCATACGCGAAATTGCTTTCGTCATTTTCATTAAGTGCCGGAATCTTACGGAATCGGTATTGTGTGTCATGCTCATATTGCTTTCTCATGCGCTCCAATGGGTCTAAAACATTCCAAAGGGTACCAACCATCAATTCCCTTGCACCGTCATTTTTACGGTCAACCATCTTGTTTAGGTACTCTTGGTATGTGTTTTCCATTCGAGTAGGACTTAATGAATGTTCTCGATCACGCACCAAGTCATCGACATACAAATATCCATCTTTTGAAACATCGACCGCTCCTGTCCATGTTCCATCAATACCACGGCACGTTACGGTTGCGAATCTGTCCGGATCTCCAAGCGTAATTGTAAATTCATCAGCACTTTTGTCCGTTGGAAGTGCTGCGTTTGCGTATTCCGGATGCCAATAAGCAAAAAGTTCCGCAAAGGTATATTCTTCTGTGGTAAAAAGATTCATCAGTTCTTTGTAAAATCCTTTTGCCAAAATACCGGAGTGACCACCCATAGCACTATGACTGTTCGGTCTGCGCAATGCCACCCACGCAAGGAAGAAAATACAGATAGTCGATTTACCTACACGCGATGGCATTGATAATCCGTAAAATTTAATCTTCCGGTTTTCCAAATCTTCAAGATCTTGGGCAACTATATTCAGCGTCTTGCGTCGTGGATAATAAAACCGTTTACTCCAATTCCTTTTTCGCTCCATAAAGTAAATGAAACTCTCAAAACGATAAAAGCTCTCTAACCGCAAGACTTCATAGAACTGATCCACAAGTTTGTATCCGCCTTTAATGTCGTGATTCTGCGCATATCGTTCAAGTTCCCATATGCTACCGCCCGCATTTTTCTGCGTAAATTCATTGATTAAAGCCTTTGTTCTTTCGGTTATAGTCAATCCGTAGTCAACGTCTTTTTCCGTCCGAATTGCCACATTGCACGCTTTCAAAAGGGCATCTATTACCTGTTCATCAACGCCTTTTTTCTTTATGTAGTTTTCATATCCATTTACTGCATTGATTAACTGCTTTGAAGCCAAATAAAAAGCACCTCCGCAAAAGCAGAAGTGCCTTGACCTCTGCCTATAATTTTTCTAGGTTAGCGACTAACTCCATTTGTTAGCCGGTAAATATATTGTTAGATTGTTGGCATTGCGTCATTGCAAATCGGATGTAATTTCTGCACAAGTGCATTATAATCATCAATTACATACCTTACCGGAATCGTATATGCTTTAATGCCATATTTATTTGCTGTTTCCATTTCAATGCAACAGCCGTTCCAATCGTAGCTCTCACATATTCCCATGAATACATCAGCCTGTGCCAGCTTCTTAAGGCTCTCGCCTAAAAACCATACAGCTTCTTTGCTGTCTTTAGGTGGGTTATCCTCAATGTAGCTGTCGATAAGTTCTAACTCTTCGCCCTCATATATTTCAGCAATCTTTTTCATCTTCTGAATACTTGCTTTGATTTCTTCCTCTGTTCTGCCTTTTATCGGCACGCTTACAAATAATTTTTTCATAAAATCTCCTTTCCGCTGATAATCAGCAACTAAACATTTACTAAGCATTCGCAAGTCTTATTTCTGTTTCATAATCTTTAAATCTGTAACAATCACGCATTTCTTCAATGCAGTTATTCATCTCTGATATTTTCATAATCTCGCCCCCCTAAATTCTTGCGACTACGTGTTCTTTTGCAATTTCTTCTTTTTCCGGGTCGTAAATAACCGAACCGTTTTTATCAGTTTTCAGTTTATCAAATTCACAAGTAACCTTTATGCCATCCTTGTTACTGCATTCTGCGCGATAGTCAATAACACATACCTTCTTCTGCCATTTTCCGTTAGCATAAATCTTTGTGTAACCACCTTTTCTAGTTTTGATTATGATTTTTGAACGCGTTTTCTTCATTTCCAATGCACCTTGAACCCTTTCTTTTTATACTCCTCTACGGCTTTTTTAAGGCTCATATCGTCCTCATACTTTTCATTCAGCATAATCACCACATTGCCTTTTTCAATGCCATATATGTTGCAATCCGCAAGTTTCTTGGCTGTTCCAAGGATAGCTTTTACCTGCTTGCGGCTCATTTCATAGGTTTTGGCTCCCATATTAACAATCATTCCTCATAAACCTCTCAAAATCTTTCCTGCACTTAGGGCATAATTCATAAGTTTTCTTAAGTTTTCCGCAAAATCTTGTTTTGTAAAGCTCGCACGAAATTTCATCTTCTGTAAATCTGGCTACCGGTTCTGAATATATACCACACGGCACATATTGTAGCTGTTGTCTTGGCTTGAATTTTATTTCAGCACCGCACCTGTCGCAAGTGTGCCATTCTTTTTGATGTTTCATATAAACCACCCTCACTTATCACATTCGTTTCCCGGAATGAATGTTCTTTCACCTCTACAAGCATCTTCAAAAGTCGTAATTTCTATTGAACATCCGCAGCTAACCGGGTCTAATGGACAATTTTCATGATTAATACATGTGCGTAAAATTTCTTTTTCCTGCTTCATCATTCCACCAACTTTCAAACTAATCCTAGCATATACAAAATATCAAGTTCCGATATTTCTTTTGTGCCCTCTCTTGTGTGCGTAAGAATTTCTTCCATCGAGTATTTTTCCATATCGTTGCACTTACTCTTATCAAAATTGTTTGAAAAACAGTAATGTAGACAATACCCATATCCGACTCCAAGTAGAGTACCATGAATACTTTTACAGACAACATTGTAATTTTCTGTTTTTAAAATATCATGTTCTCCATCTAAGAAACATTCTTTTCCGTTGTTGTCCATTTTCTCTTTGAGATATTCAAGAAAAATTCTCATTTCTTTTTCTGAATCGGAAATGTACAAAATAGAATCCTTCTCTCTATCATCAATTATTTGTTTCGATTCATTATCACAAAATTCACACATTCTTATCCACCACCAAACTATTTATGATTCTTCCACCAAAACAACACTTTTCCGCAAGGAATACTGTGCGACTGATGCATAAATCCTTCTGAACCCTCATAAACAATTACAGAGTTAAAATCAATGCGGTCTTTAAATAATTCACAATTTTTAGTAACTTTTTCTAAAGCATAATTGATTGCTTCATCATAGGTCTTGAACCATTTTTCCGCTGCGCCATATGCAAGCGCGCAAGTTCCGCTCTCGTCAAATACGATATATCCGTCTTTGCTTTGTGTTAATTCATTCATTCATTCTTCCACCTTTCTGTACGGATTAAAAAATTCTTTATCCTGTCCGATTCCAAGATGTTCTCTCAATGAAAAATTAGTTATCCGCTCTCGATTAAAAGAATTTCTTGAAATATAATTTTCCAACTCTCCATCTTTCCATCCGTCCGTACTTGTCATAGAATCATAAATCCGTTTATATTCTCCGGTCAGTTTGTCAAATTCAAACCATCCCAAATCAAGCGTTGTTCCGTAATCATAAAATCCCCTGTCAGACCACTTTCTGACATAATACATTAACTGCTTGTACGAAAATCCAAGCCTTTCAAAAATATTCCCAATAGCTCTTATGCTCAATTCTCGATTGCTTGAAGGCAATTTTCTTTTCTGCTCATTCACGCAAGCTCTAAAAAATATTTTTTCTAATGGTTTCATTATTACACCAGCTTTCTACCACAGATAGGGCAAAAATTAACTTTTATATATCCAAGACAACCGCTATCTCCTGTGTCGATCAACAAGCCAAATCCATTTTCGTCTTTGAAAATAAAATCTCCACCAGCGTATCTTTTTTCGTAATATTCATCATTATTCATTGCTATGTTTTTGCAAAAATCACACATATTACACCTCAATCAAAGTAAATTTTCTTATTGTTTTTGGAATCTCACGATGCAAAATGCCATCTGTATCAAAATATGGTTCGCTGTTTAATAACTGCTTGCGTTCTACATTTTCTAGATATACTCTGCTTGTTTTCCCACAAATCGTGATTTCTCCGAACATTTCCCCTATTTCAGCCTTGAATCCGCTTACATCATATTGAGTTTTGCAATAAGGGCACACCTTTTTATCTGTTTCGATTGGTGCGCCACAATTCACGCAGTTTGTCATATTTTGTACCCCAATCATAGCAAAAATCGGAATCCTCGCGAGATTCCGTATCTTTCGTTTGATATAAACATTCCGCAATGTTTTTATCATCAAATAGCGACACAGGGAATCGAACCCTGTCAGTTCAAACCATGCCAACCGCTTTCAAATCTGCAATTTCTAATCACGGAAGGGTTTTCTGTTTCCAATAATACCGCTACCATCCATAAGTCTCCCACCGACCGGAACTATTGCAGTAGCACCCGACTAAGTGGAGATAAAGACGAGCACGCCCGGAAAGCATCGAACTTTCTTTAGAGGTTTTGGAGACCTCTTTCTGACCAACAGACAGACGTATATAACGCAGCCAAACCATAGACCGTCTGCAAGCAAACAGCATAATTTCAACCGCGTTAAGCGCAGTGTGTAGGACTCGAACCCACAAGGCGAACAAACGCCCGACCGGATAGCAACCGGCTCCAATTCCATTATGGGAACACTGCAAAATAAACATGATTAAGGTTTCCCTTTATTCATCACAGATACAGTCATATTCAGCCACCGTGGAGATAAGTCTGAGCTTCCGGGCGCGACCCTTTGCTTCTTACCCCTGTCAAGCACGAATGGGATTGATACCCACAAATTTCACGGTTCGTTCAGAATGTTTTGGTTAAGCAAACCTTACTTATTTGTTTCTGCCATACCGCTACTTTAACGAATTTCTTGTGTTATACTCCGGCTTCCCGGATTCAAGGCAAACTGACTTAATGAGTTTTCCGCATATAGTCCGTGGTCTCTCACACCACACACATCAACGGATTATTCTTGCACAGCAAGCGTCTATTATTCGTCAGCCACAAGGATTCTGCCTTTGACTTCTCTATGACGATACACCACACAGAATTGTTGATAGTTTCTATCTTCTTGCTTAAAATCACTTTCAAGCAAAAGCTGTCAGCCAATCCAATATCTCGAATTGGAACAACTCATTGCCATGTGTCTCGGCAGGATTGAAAAATCCATCTGCACCGAGGTAATCATGTTTAAATGGGGAAGATAGGAATTGAACCTACAATGTTTACCACTTGGGAACTGATTTACAGTCAGCCGCAACGCCGCCAATCGTTGCCGCTTCCCCAGAACCGCCACAAGACGGTTAGCAATATGTTTTACGTGCTATGCGTTACACGATCATGTGCCTTTGGTAGATGCATGATAGAATACCACCGGACGGTCTCGCACCGTCCTTAACAGAATCGTCCTAGTGGCGAAAGGAGGAACCCAAATGCTTGAATCACTCAACCAAGGGTTCAAGTACGTATGGAAAACATACGTGGCTACATGAAACGTCAACATGCAACCGATTAGGTTACCTGGATTCGAACCCGGAATGCAGGAATCAAAATCCTGTGCCTTACCGTTTGGCGATAGCCCATCATTTCCAAATGACCATAATATTCATTGCAAAGATCGCGTATGAAAGCAAATAACCAATTGCGTTTGAATTGTCTTTTTGTTTTACCTGTCCTCCCATAAGTCCAAGTATTACAAGGGCATCTATCGCCGTAGCGATTATATTTAAAATCATATCAATATCTCCCATCCTCAAAGCTGTGTTCCTGTTTGAATCGTTCCATTTCATTTACGCTCATACCGAAGATCCCGGCAGATGAATCAGAGTCCGTATGTTCGAAATACTCGCCCTGCTGTGGAAACATAAACCGGAACATAGCGTAATTTGCAACATCACACAGATATTCAAGGTTTCCGGTCTCTTCAAACTTGGCAAGGCACATTTTCAAACTTTCGATTGCATCAACATTTCCGGTAGAAAAGTTCATTCTTGCCGGTCCGTATTTGTAATACGACTGTTCAATCAAACCTTTGCGCTTTTCATCAAAAGCTGTGGAATACTCGGTTTTCATCAATGCTTCATTCATTTCTGTTTCCCCTGTTTCTGTTCCCAGAAATCACATGAATGGCTGTATTCAACGAAGTCAGCGGCATAATCGCTTTCGGCGTTTGAACAAACATAACCGTTTGTCTTGACACATAAGCCATATTTACATGTGCCGCAACATTCTTTGCACTCTACCATTACACATCGCCCTCCGCTCTGTGGTTTGCTTTTTCGATGTCAAAGCCTTCCGGGTAACGCGCCTTAAGCTTGTCTACATTCATTTGCATTATTTCATCAAGGCTCCAGCCGAAGGATTCGCAAAGCATTGCAAGATACCAACAAATATCGCCAGCTTCTTTCTTTGCGTGGTCAATATCAAGCTGTTTCTCGTGGAAAATCCACTTTTTAATCATGTCGTTGAACTCTCCAACCTCGCCGGATAACCCCAAACAAGAATTGAAGATGCCGCCAAGGTCATAATCTTGCAACGCAGATGCGATATTGTTCTTTTTGCAAAATTTAAGCAAATCAAGTTTATCCGAAATTCTTTCTGTCGCTTTGCGATCATTTGTCCGCATTGCTAAAGCCTGATACTCATTCCCGGTCATATATCATTCTCCTGTCCGAAACACTTTTTTGTTTTTAAAAAATTTTTGGAAATTTAGTTGCGATTCGCAACGTGAAAGTGAATTGTTATAAATTTATTATAGCCTATTTACGGTGAAAGTCAATGGGTGTTGTTGTAAGTGGCTTTTTATTTTTTGAGGTATTTAAGGGACTTAGTAGCCGCCCGGTGGCCTTTCTGTCAGACCCCCTCCCCATCCTTTTCTTGCAAACATGGAAATCTAAAATATTTTCCGTTTCGTTTTGTTGTCATTGTGTGAAAATCAAATTGTTTTAATACAATTCATGTCATACCCTTGTAACTATTCGCAAAACCTAACTTTTCCGAATAGTTCACGAATAGTTAAAACGCTACACCCCTTGATATTACTGCATTTGCGAATTGTAGAATAATCACACACAATTTAAACCGTATTATTTGCCGCTGCATCCGTGAATTGTGTATCAATTGCGTGCAATTCTTGACTCTTTTTCTCGTCCAATCTTGGCAGCTCCTGCGCTGTGATTGCCTTGCGTTGCGTGGCATTATCGCCAATGCCGGGCTGATTCATGCCGAATTCATTATTTCCCACGAACATGGTGCCCACAGGGCTATTGGAATCATATGCACGATCTAGGATACAATCCTTACGGGATCGCTGCAATTTTTGCCACATCTTGAAAGTCAGCGAACTTGGTTCATCACTAGCCCATATATCCATTGTGTTCGTAGGTATATTACAAAAATAACTAAATGCTACCGTACTTACCAACTTGCTATACACATTGGAGATGTATATATAATAATCACAAAGTTTATATAATACCTCTCTGTCATACCTGTTACAGTTAGTCGGTATAGTTGCATTACCAAGAGGTTTCAAAGTCTTGTCTTTTAATACCGATGTATCCGGAAATAAATGCATACCAACATACTGCATTACAGCTTTCCATTGTCTCTGTCCAGCCTTTAACAGATCATCGATGTGAAATTCTATACAAGCGTTGTCTATTAAGTCTTGCACAGTTGATGTGTATATTTGTACTGTACCTAGATCCACTATAAGTCTTGTAATATCTACACTCTCTATATCCTGCATATATTCCACACCTCCAATCTGTTAATCTCTCTGCTTTTGGTATACACTATTTCCGGGTTTAAAGTCAAGCCTTAATTTTTACGGTGGTATTATATACTTACGCCGCGCGCGTATGCGGATATACACTTACTATAAACCTATAGGCTTTAAATACAGTGTATTATTATTAATTTAAAAGATTAAGAAAAAGAGAGAGAAAGAGAAACATAGTTCTGAAAAAGCGACGTCAGACGATTGTGTCGCCTTATGTCAGACGATTGTCAGACGATTTTTACCAAAAACTGATACTATTCTATCATTTTTTGACTTATCAAAGACCTAATGAGCCTAGCTTTGTTTATAAAAAATTAAGAAAAATTTTATAGTTTGTTTACGGTTTTTGGAGATTTTGTAAGATATTCCCGGACGCGTTGTTTATTTTGGACATGGCAAAAAGAAAAGGCAGCCGGAAAAGCTGCCCTTTGTTTGAAAATATTCAATTACGTTCTTATTGCTTCTGAACCAGCTCGTAAACCAATGCGTCAATACGTTTTTCCATTTCGTCAAACTCGCAAGTCTCATTTTCCTGAAACGCTGGCATTAACATATAATTTTCGAATTCTTTCGCTGTATCGTTCCATTCTCCACCGGTTGCAAAAGATAAATCCCCATTCTTCAATATTGCCAAGCTATCGACATTCATCTGCGATTCGACCAATTTTCTGGCATATACGGAAATCGGCTCACCGCTTGGCAGCTTATAATTATCGCCTGTAAATTCCCATTCGCTTCTAATTTTTATGATTTTCTTGAACTCGTTTCTTTTCATGGTGCTTTCCTCTCTTTCTTGGCTTTCGCCTTTGCTCTATTTCTTTGATCTGTCTATACTATAACACACATATATCACTTTTGCAAGTGATATTTTATTTTTTTTGCAATTTCTTTTTCAGTTCCAAATCTTCCGGACTCTCTACATATATAAAGATGTCTTTCGGCTGCATATCCAAAAGCAGACAAAGATTATTAATGCTCTTTGCATTTATATTTGTGTCCTCACGTTTTATTTTTTTGAGCGTTTCTTGACTTAACAATCCGCTTGTTTTAGCCATGTAGGAGTTAAAGCCGATGCGCTCCAACGCGTCCCCTACATCAAATCTGTATTTTAGCATTGCGTACCTTCCTTTCTATATAGATTTTCTTAAATCAATCATACTTTTCCTATCTGGAAAAGTCAAGAAAAATATTTCTAAAAAAAGTGATATTTACTATTGACTGTCACTAAATTTAGTGATATGATACAAGCATCAAATGAAGCACAGAAAGCGAGGAAAACAACATGAAAGATATGAAAGCGGCAGAAGCATTATTAGAAAGCAAAGGTTATTATATTTCGAACCAGTTTGACGGTTTCGCTACTCTTCCAGATGAATATGAATTGAGCGACGTAAACGGAAACGTTGTTATTGATCATTTGAGTGAAGCACAGATTTTACAGATTTCGGAAATTTTATAGGGAGGGCTTAAACATGAGAAAGACGGGAATGCGTTTTACATGGGAAACAACAAAGAACGGTGACGCGATCAACGAACTGAAAAAGAACGGAATCGCGTTTGAGTATAACCACTTCGGGGAACTCACAGCCGACTTTTACGGAATCGGCATTTTTGAAAAAGTCGATTTTGAACACGTCCAAGGCGATGTATTTGAAATCTGCATAGCATAGCCGAAACGCTCCGATCTGGAGCGTCAGCCGCGGGATGGTCTCCCGGCTCTGATGATGGCAGACCAGAAAACGAAAGCGAGGTTTTTGAACATGGAAAAATATATAATGGTTGCAACAAATGAACAGATAGAAAGGAGCAAGGCGCGCAGAAAAGTCATTGAAGCATTGGAGTATAACCCAATGTGCTACAACTGTAAGAGTTTTGGAAAGTCCTGCAAAGGGTCAACAAATAAAGTATATAGCGGATGCGTCTATAAAGAGGTTGACGAATCGAAACCGTCTATATATACACAGATTTTAGAACAAGTGAAATAGTCGAAACCGCCACTCCTGGCGGTCTGCAGGAACTGCCCCACCTGCACTGATGAGACAGGGCACACAATGAAAGGATGGTTGATTTTATGGCTACAGTTAAATTACAAGGAATTTATGAAAGAAGAAACGCTATCCCGGCGGCAGAACTCAAGCCGGGCATGGTTACAGTTTGGAATTTTGGATACACCGAGACGGTAAAAAGCGTTGAGCCTACCAAGAGCGGAAAAAGCGTCAGATGCGTTATTATTTCCGACGAAAGTGGAAAAGAATACACGCGAACAATGCGAAACGATAGACTTGTAGCAATCGCATAGGCAAGGGCGGCTTTTCCGGGGTTCGATTCCCCGGCTTGCCATTACTCAAAAATGAGCAAATAAAAGGAAAGAGGTATAAGAAATGGAAGAAAGATATATTTTGCACACGGGAAAAGGTGTGCAGATCGTAACAGAATCGCAAGCAATTAACAACGCGCTAGATCAAGAAAAAAGCGGCATTATTCCGCGTTACTCATTCCGGGATTATAAAACCGGTGAAAACCTCACACCGCCCGGATGGCTCGTGTGGTCAACTTTTGCGGACGGTTGCGGCGTTGTGTACCGCAGATCTGACGGAAAAATGATTATAACAACAGGATTCCAAGGGGATTTTGTTGTAATTTAAGGCGGTACTCTTCCGCCCTATTTCGCGTGTCTGGTGCATCCGTTCCGGTTCGATTCCGGGAGCGCGGACTACATGGAAATCGGTTTCCATGCGCAAATTGACAAATAAACGTAACACAAGGAGGTGGGAAAGATGGCAAAATATGAGTATATCGGAAAAAGGGAAATCATGCGCCGGGTGTCTGCCCTTGGTTATCTGGCAATATCCGGAAAAACGTGCGGCTACTCGAAGTTCGAGGGTGTGGAATGGGTGGAGTCTGCAAAAACCAAAATAACCGTCCAACGTGGCGGTGACTGGATGCAGATCACGCAAATACCGGAAAACATAACACACACTTACAGCCGGTACGACGGGAAAAACTATCTTGACAAGTGGTAAAATGCGGTCTATGCTAGACTATAACTACAGCCGGGCAAGCGTCTTCTGGCGTTTGCCTGTGATCGGCAATAACATCAAATATCATCAATGAATTATCTATATATGACATAGAATATAGTGTATTTGTGTTATTTGCGGAATGCCGCAGATAATTGCACGTTTGTTACACGTTTTTGAGAATCTGTGAAAATGGAATCTTGACCCCAAAAACGCTACCCCAGGGGGGTACAAAAAAATTACGAAATATTTTTTGGGGCGCTGGAAAAATTTTCTTTCATCAAAAACCCGCCAGTTAGGCGGGTTTTCTTATTTCTTCTCTTTCATTACAATTTCTAAATCAAGCCCCAATGCATCTGCAATCTGCCGCATTTCCTTTTCTGAAAAGTTGTCACGTTTCATTTTTTGCGAAAGATTTTGTGAGATATTCCCGGACGCGTTGTTGTTTTTTGGATATGGCAAAAAGAAAAAGACAGCCGGAAAAGCTGCCCTTTGTTTGTGAATTATCTTTTATCTGTTATATATATGCCCTAAATACTCTTTTGGGTACCTTCTAACTCTATTCATGTGTATCTGTATGATAGTTTCTGCCGCTTCCCTTAATTCTGGATAAAACGATACAACCTCCATGATATACTCTGGCGCGTGTCCGGTATCGCGCTTATAGAAAACTCTATAATCATCAACATTATAATCATCCCCAATATCCAACAATATCTTGTGGTACAGTTCCTTTCTGCTGATCCCATAGGCACTACAAATCTGCTTAAATAGAGGTTCATGGTCTTTCATCCAAGTGTTAGCCAACGATGGATAATGACCTTCATGCGGTTGCGGTACATCACTTCGATTTATCACTTCGTTTTGCAACTTTCCACAATTGAAATATGAGCTTACAAGTCTTCTTTGCACTTTCCAAGACAAATCATCATGGAATGACTTTACAAGCATTAAATATCCTGTTTCTGTAAATAAAAAGACTTTCAAATTCGGGTTCCCTTTTAACGGTTCGGAATTAGGGACGAAATTCGTCCCGAACTCTTTTCTTGTTAATTCAAAGTAATCTTCGTTCAAAATAAAATGTTTTCTATTTTGTTTAAAACTACGCTTTGCCGTTCCGTTAGGTCTTTGATGTACTCTGTCTATATCATTAAAAGTTACAACCCTTTGAGAATCCCAAACTTTGATTGCTGGAATTTCCAATTTTTCTAATTCCTCCATTGCTTTCTCCTTTCTCTTTAGTTTTTGAACAAATCATTTCCGTTTTACCAACAAATTACTTATTTTCTAAGCTGTTTAAATCTTTTACAACCAATTCAGAAACATAAGCATTACAACTTTTTCCGGTCAATACTTTTATCCTGTTTTTTGTCCCCTTTGGTAAATTAACTGCTATTCTGTCAAACTTGTTATTGTAATTCTGAATAGCTTTCTTTGTATACTCTGGAGTTTTTGCCATTGTCTCACCTCTTTTAATATTCAATTTATATAAACATATTATCAATTATCGTTAAATATGTCAATATTCAAGTTATATAATCAGCTATGCGTATAATCATATATTCAACTTATATAATATTCACAATAGCCACACAAATTCAACTTATATATTTTGGTTATATTGTCGGTTGAATATTCAACTTATATATGTTACTGTATATTCATCAAGAAAAACACAAAACAGAAATGGAGAGAAACAATTATGGAAGAATTATTAAAAATTGCTTATGAAAACTTTTTAGACACAAACGATGTAAACAATTCAAAGAGTGTAAGAATTATCAATTCTGCTTGCTACAAGATGTATGATTCGGTTGACAGCCTTAAGGATGTGTTGAGCGAAAAACTGTATAACGACATTAGCGATAAGATAAGGGATGGTGTTTGCGACATTCAAGAAGCGGCTTTTATTGCTGGATTCGCGTGTTGCGCAAAGTTCCTTACAAATGGCAAAACAGACTTGTTACCAAACGAATAGAATTGAAAGGAGAATATTAAAATGGATGAATTTATTAAAATCGTATGTTCAAGTCAGCTTGACAATGAAACCGGAAATGCCTTTGTTGAATACTTCTCACCCTTAACAGAGAAGCTGAAAGGGTTATTAAGTGAAAATTTATATTCAGAGTTCGAGGAACTGCTTTTTAGTTGCTGTGCAAAGAATAATGATTTTTACATGACGGAAGGCGCGAAACTCGCTATAGAAATAATGAAAGGTTCTTACATTCCGAAAGTCTGATACAATTCCGGCGGCAATTCAAACCGCCGGATTTATTTTTGACCTAGCGCAACGATGTTTTCTTTCGTGAAAATCAAAGAACGCGCCGCATAGTCACTTTTGCTCAACTCTTCTATCAGCCTTTCCCTAGTCATTTCCGGATTCGTCCGGTGCACGTACTGTAAGAGTTCTGAAATTTTATCCATTATGCAACAACCTCCATAAGTTCAATCAATAGTCTGTCTGCTATTTCAAATACTTCTCTTCCGTATGTAGCCAAGAAGTCTGCTACAATTTCCTCGGTATCAATATCCATGTATACATTATACGAAAGACAGAACGCATGACATAATTCGTGACATAACACACGGTCAAGGAATTTTCCGCGTAGATCATCCGCAAGATATATCGTTTGCGTGTCTCTGTCGGTCATGCCTACCGTTCTGCTTCCATCACTTCTCTGTAGCATATCGCTATGAAGCGATACTTTGACCAAATTCCAAACTTTATTGTTTATCGTGAACAATTTACCACCTCACAAACAAAGAGGGCAAAATGCCCTCTCTATTACATTTTCGTGACAAGCGTAGTCAGCTTTGTCTTAGTCAGTTGTTTCTCTTCTGGGGACATACCGGAAAACAGTTCTGTCACATCTTCCGAAAGAGATTTCATGTACTTTTCGAGTTCTTTCATCTTTGCGTCCTTATCTTCCGGTGAATTTCCGTTATGCATTTCCTTTGTCTCCATGTAACTTCTCCGGCTCATACCGGCTCTGCCCTCTCTTGCATCGTGAGTACCGGTACTCATGCCGTTATTTCCGCTCATAGGCTCTGAATAATACATCTTTCCAATACTCATTCGGTCAAGGTCTCTCATTCGGTCGTATTCCGGCATTCTCTCCCATTCGTGGTAATCTTCCGGCATCTGATGATAATATGGCGGTTCTATATATCCTCTGCGTGTTCCGCGCCCCTTCGGTGCGAATCTGCCATTTGAGTACCGGTACTCATTGTAGTATCTTCTTCCCGGATAATCCCCAAATTCTTCCGCCATGCGCATGATTTCTTCGTTTTCAGACTTTTTCATGGCTTCAACAATGTTATAGTCCTTGTCAAAGCATACGATGTTCTTTGCAATCTCCGTCCAATCCTTGAGATCATCAAGGTTTTGTCCCTCAAAATTTTCAATTCCGATGCCGTCAACTTTAGCCTTGACGCATTCCATTATCTGTTTAGCCCATTTGTGCATATGTTTTTACCTCCACAATCTAATATAATTTGTTCTATATCGTCTCTTTTATTTACCAATACTTCTTTCAATAAAGTTTTATACTCTATTTTTTCATCTCTTGATATTTGCCTTAAATCAGTTTCCTTTCCTTTGTAGTGAACTCTACAAAACCCTTTCAAATTCATAGCAATCTCAAAAGGAAGTTCTAAATCACAAATCCTATGGTGCATAATTCCATATTTAAGATTATACATCTCACATAATTCACTTAACGTCTTTCTTTCTCCGCGGTAATCGATATAAATATTTCTGCTTGTATTATTGCATTGCTCTTTTTGCGTAATCCAACGACAATTTGACGGTTCATAATTTCCATTAAAATCTATTCTATCTATAGATAAATTCTCTTTGTACCCATTTTTTATAGACCAATTATAAAAATTTTGAAAACCGCCTTCTCCTTGCCATTCATCACATACTTTGACGCCTTTAGCACCATACCACTTATACGCCTTATCTTTTCTGTTTTCACATCTTCTTCTCATTGAACACCAAACCTCGAACAATTTGCTGTTACTCATATTATGCGTAGTCAGTTCATTTATATGGCGATTTCGATTTTCATTGTTGAGGCACCCACAGCTTTTTGTATATCCCCCTTTGAGTTTTGAACTTTCAACAGTTGTTTCTTTTCCACAAACACATCTACATTTCCAATATACTTTTTTACTATTATTCCTATATACTCTTTTAATAACTGTTAGCCTGTTAAATGTCTTGCCTGTCAAATCATCAAAATTATATGCCGTCATTCCTTTTTTAAAAGCCATCTTTCAATCTCCTTTATACGTATATACTTATTTACGTATATTATAACAATTTTGCATATTTACGTCAATACGTATTTATGGTATACTGTTAAAAAGGAGGTTTTGCAATGTCTAAAATCAAATTCACAACCACAATAGAAAGCGAATTGTTGGAAAAGATTAAAATTCAAGCAATCAAAGAGCATCTTTCTGTATCAGCAATATTAGAAAGACTTATTATCGAATACTTATCAAGCTTGTCTAGTAACGATTAAATTAGAATTCTGCACTTCAATAGCCTGTGTAGATGTATTCTGTACCGCTACTGTACTGCAACAGCCACAAGGTACATCAACGTATGCCTGTGAACTAATATTCTGTAAATTTTGTGCTGCGGCTGGCGTTACGATCATCTTTGTTGACTGCAAAGGCTCTCCATCAACCGCGATTGCAAGCGAAATCTCTCCAACTGTGCCACCTGTCGGTATCTGAATGTTGCCGGAATACGATACCAAAAATCTAGCCTTGCACTGATTGGTGATACCTCTTAGCTTGATAATTCCGCTTCCCTGTCTGTGTACGATACATTTTGTTCCATTTACTGCCGTTTCTGTAAATGCAACATCTTCTCCAGCGGCAACGGTTTGTAATGCAATTCCTGTTACTTCCATTATTTTTACCTCTCTTCCATAAAAATAAGGGCAAACATTATAGTCTGCCCTTTGGTTATAAGTAATACTGCATAGCAGACATGATCGAGTTAAACTCAATTAAGATACTCAATTATTTAGTTTTAGCAGCCACATCCTGTGTTGCATCCGCATCCATATGCATAAGCATTTGGGTTAGGTACGACATATGCCGGAATAGCAGACGGATTTACTGCATTGATAATCTGCTGTGTCTGAGCTGCCATCTGAGTTGTAAGTAATGCACTCTGACGATCCTGTGAAGCCGCTCTGCGAAGGTCGCTATTTTCTGCCTGTAAGGAAGAAATTTTTTCATTGCAGAGATAATCAAGAATAGCGCGTGTTCCTGCATTCTGACTGTCAATAATATCTCTCGTGTTGCTGTTCATGGTGTTCTGCAAAGCGCAAGTGTTCTGTGCCATGTTGTAGTTTACGCCCTGGATAGCTTCTCTTGTTTCACAGCAGCAGTTAGCAAGCTGTGACTGTAATGCGTTTGTATTCTGCATATTAGCGACTGTATCAGCATTGATAGCCTGCTGAATGCCGAAACCTGTCTGTAAAATGTTTGTGTTGATTCCGTTCATGCCGTTTTGCACTGCATAGAATCCGTCACAAAGACCATTTGAAATGCCATCAAGTTTTGACACAACCGCCTGATTATCAAATCCGCGCTGGATTTCGCTTCCGACACCACCATTCATTCCGTTTCCTCCGAATCCGTTACCGAATCCACCCCATCCGAAGATGGCAAAGATAACGATGATGAACCATAACCATGAGCCTTCTGCGCCCCATCCGTTGTTATTTCCGTTTCCGTCAATGTTCGCAACAAGCGGAACGGATGCACAATTACCTGTGTTAAACATAGAATTTACCTCCATAATTCATTTTTATATACATAATCTTGCAAGAATTAGTATCACATTCCTAATTGGCTTTTAAACGACTCAAAAGCCTTGTCTGCGTCAATTCCCTTTTCTTTGCACAGATTCCTAGCCATCTGCTCGATGCCCTTGGAATCTCCCTTTTGTGCCATTTGCATAGCATTGCGCGCCATAGGGTTGCTCATTACGCTGTTATTCCCCATCATTTGTTGTAAAAACTGCTGTGGGTTTCTCATTCCTTGTAACATCTGCATAGGATTCATTAAGACTCACTCTCCTTTTGTGTTCGTGAAGATTTTCTTTGCGTTTGCGAAGATAACTTATCTTCCAACTCTTCCATTTTTCCAAACAAACAATCCAATTTGTCAGTAATAGCCTTTGTCGCATCGTCAGACAGCCCTATTTCAATTCTTTTATCATCACTCGAAGAATCTGCCATCTGCTCATTAAAAGGCTTGTAAACGGTCTTTCTGATTGTTCCATTGGCATCCCATTGTTTTGCTACGATTGCGCTCATGTCCTGCATTGGGAAAAACGCAACGCTTCCATCCATAGGTACATCATTTGCCATGATTGCTGATTCCGACTGCACTACTTTTCCTTGGATTCCAAGAAACTGCGGTTGCATCTGCGGAATCTGTGGCTCTGGTTGCTGAAACCTCTGCATTGGGTTGTACTGATAAGCGGCATAGCTTGGGTTTGGGTTAAATGCCATATTCTGATTTTGCATCTGATACATTCTCTTCCTCCAATACTTCCTTGATTGCGTGAATCATCGCTGACTGATACACAAGCGGAACCTTTGACACATCTTCTCTTGTTAAGATTTTTTCAAGAATTTCATCCGTAAATAACAT